TTCCATTCATATGTCAGAAAGTTCACTATCCTAGCTGAAGAGCATCTTAAGTAAATATATAGTATGAATTTGCCTAATATAGCATTTGGTTCTGGATTTGGTGGTAAGGCAATTATCTCGAATACGGTTAAGCCGATGAGTGCTAGTGGAGTATATGCTACCCCATCTATGCCTGTTATTTCTGAGAAGAAACCCTTTAAGAAGAGTAAGATTGGTCAACGGGTGAGTCCTACTAAGACGATTAAGGGTTTGAGTAAGGGTTAATAGTTGTTTAGTGAGAATTGTTTAATTCACGCAAATATAATACGAAGCACTAGTAGCTTCAAGGAGAGGTAGATATGTCCCAGCCTGCGAACACTGACATCCTGGTAAAGCAGAGGGTTCGGTCCTACCGTCAGATGATCCGTCACGAGAGCGTTCTCGCTATCACCGGCGGCATGCGCCCACAGGTCATGTCGGTTCCCGGCGAGGAGACACTCCACGTAACGACTTACGCCTCAGGTAGCAACGTGCTTGACACGTCACTAGTTGAGAGCCGTAACACGGGCCTTCCATTGGTTCGTGGTCTGCGTACACCGAAGACCTTTGTTGCTGCCGTTGCCGGTATTGCCGATATTGACTTCCCAGTCACGATTGGTAAGGATCGGTTCCTGCAGAAGAATGATGCCAATGTTGCTGACGATCTTCACCAAGATCTACGCAACGTATAACATAATTCTGACCTGGACCGTCAGTAATAGAACCGGGGGAGCAAATGCTCCCCCGCTTCTGTTTCCAAACATATAAATATGAAGCCGACATCTCCTCAACGTAGGCTGCTGGAATCAGATGAAAAACTCCGTGATATCCAACGACGTTACGAACGAGGAGAAATTGGACCAGAAGAATTTAGATCTCTCCGAATGAGCCAAGCACACAGGGCTGGACAGGCCCCTTCTCCAGAGCAAATATCGCTTGATCAACGACGCATAGCAGACACAGAGAGATTTCATAGAGATAATCGTTGGTTCACATCACTACCTGAAATAGAGCAGAATAGATTATTCGATGACCTGCTATCAGCACTCTCAGTGCGTGCACAAACTGTACTTGGAGATCTAATTGATGATCCAATCAGAGGCGTAGGATCTTACCTTCAGCGCATTCCATCACCCCTAGATATCCTATTGCACAGGAATGCTGGTATGATAACAGCTGCTGAATTATATATCAAGATGCGTGCACGCCATATACCATTAGCCCCATTCCCAGCACTAGACCCAGCCATCAAACAGTATAATAGACAGATGGGTGGAGGTGGGGGCGGTTATCACCCCGGAGGAGGACTAATTGGCTCATCGGACCAGCCCTCTGAATCACAACACTCCTGGTATTGGGGTTTATTAGGTAGGTTCTATAGCACAGTAGACAACCCAGCTGGCACAGGCGCTTCACCACGCGCTAAGTATAGTTATCATGCCAAAGCCGCGCACCCGCAATTATATTCTGGTCAATCGAGTGGCGATCCGATGCATCACTCCTCCCCAGAATAATTCCTCTACATTACAATAATTGGTAGTGGCTCACCAAGGTTGATAGCCAACTCAATTATCTTCTCGTATTCCTCAGTGCCTTCACGTACCAAATCACCACCATCTAATTGGATAGATCCACCGTCTGGGCCAGGAATACTACCAAGCTTACGGCGAGCATGGCCAAGTGCCACCTTCATCTGAGCTAGGAAAGCTCGATAAGTAACTTCTCGTGCTTGTGGTGATCTAAATTCCTCAACAGATGGCAAGTATTCAACTACCACTGGGAAACTACCCTTTGGTACTGGGAATAGCTTGATGGTACCGCCAAACTTCCCATTAGTTGGACCTCTCTGTACCTTAAATTCCCACCCACCTTCGGTACCTAGGATCCTCGCAGAGAACTTGCGGTAGGCCTGTAATAGGTGGTAATCAGTCAGCATATTCTGAATGCCAGAAATATTACCAATGTTGAATAGATAGGACTCTGCACCGAAGATATCATCAATTCTAGTGGTTGATGGGTCCCACGACACCTTCCTGATCCAGTAGGCATCGTCAGGGATAGGGTATTCTGACTGGAGAGGCTGTGTCATAAAGAAGGCAAATCTCTCCTCTAATGGGAAATAATGGGCTACAAAATCCCCAGTAGAACGCAGGACTTGCTCCATCTGGCTTTCTACTAGTTCCACATTCACAACTGGATGACCCAATTGTGATAGAGCGTGGAACTTTAGTGGATTGGAGTCCACCTTTAAGATAATTGGTAATTGCTGCCTACTGAGGATAGCCATAATTATTCCTTATTGTGGGAAACTACGTCCACCAAACTTCTTTACTCCATACTTCACACCGTTATACTCGATATGAATAATATCCTTTAGAGTAAATTCAACAGAAGCATTGTCCATTGCCTCTCTAAGTAGTCTTACATCTTCATCAATTTGGGTTTGAGTATCTTGTCCCCAAGACAAGGAGCCACCCACATTGCCAGTGATGGGAGCAGTTTTCTCTCCTTGGTCAGTGCCTGCACTAATTATATCGACATTAGTTGTGGGGGCAATTCCTGTGCGATTATTAGTGTTTTTAGAACGGGCTAGAAAGCCCACAATTGTCAGGCGGCCAGTATAATCTCCGAATTGTGGAGTATAGGCCACAGGGGTAGCAATATTAAAACCTGCTGCTACTAGATCAGCTTCTACCCGGCGGGCTTTCTTGCGTAGTTCGTTTAGCATTTGCCGGCGTTTACCAGTACCTAAGTTGGGTACTACCCTAATATGGGCTGTAAATGGGACATGGAGTGTATCTTGGGCTTCATCCGAGACCGGATTGAATGTCTCCATGGATAATTCAGACATGGCTACCTCCCTGTATATTTGTAAAAGATAAATTATGGCTGGTCTATACGCCCGAAATTATGATGAATTCCGCAAGCGGTACTTGAAAGAGGGTCCCTCTATGGGACGCGCTTCTAAAGTTATCTACCAAGCGGAAAAGAAGGCTCAACATCTGGTTAATGGGCTTGCTCAGGCCATTAAGAAAGCTGTTGAGCAGTTACAAATACCCATAACTGCTATTAACGGATATAGTGAACTCGATCCTAAAGCCACTATTAAGGTAAAGTTCGGAGAGAGTAGAATATATCCGAATCCTGCACCAGTAAGTATAATAATATATGATACCAATGACATAGATATTATACTTCCTGAACGATTGGCTCATCAAGTAGCAGTAGATGAGGACAATATAAAGAAATTTACTACCGTCGAATCAGCTATTCAATTTCTAAAACACATCCATGGAAGGATCCAGTAATGATCGAAATACGCAATAAATTAGAAATTCTACCAGGTAATAAATTGGTAGTTCCTGGATGTGAGCCCACAAGCGCATTTACCAGTGATACCCTAGCCGCCAATAGACAATGTGAAATGACGGTTGTAGATCTCAGGGATGCCCTAGCTGTTATCCCTGGGGCTGAGATTGTGAGTTGGTCTAACCCCCTGCGTAGGTTCCTAGTACTTCCGAGTGGGCCACCGCCCTCACCTGATAAATGCTCCGGTAATTGTACCGTTGAAGACTGGTATGCATTACTACGCTCTATTGGACGACCTGCTCAAACCACTGTCCTGAAGTGCGATCCCGATCGTCCACCAACTGTTGATGAGATATGTTCAGCCTTCCCACTAAGAGGAATATTCTAGGATGCCTAATCTGGCCAAAGAAATAATTGCAGCACTCCGGGAGAGAGTGTTATCTGAGGGCCGTACCGTTAAGACTCAGGTAGCAATGCTAGTTATCTATCCTACCGGATATCAATATTTTAACCAAAAACGATTTGGATTCGTAGCCCCTGAAGAGAGTGCACAACAGATCGATAAAGTCGCAAACGCATGGGCTAAGAAATTGCATTTGGCACTCACCGATCCTAATATTGCCAGGATAAGAAGTCAGCATACTAAAGGTGTAAGCCAAGAGCACATCCAAGCTCAGGTCAATGAATATATTGAAGGCATAGATTGGGAGACTATACAAGTTGGTGGTGATCTCACCGGCTCTGGACTGACTAGAGGTGCCCTATTAGAATTATATAATATGAGGTCTAATAAATTACCACCAGTGATTCAGGAGATTGCCGATAAGTATAATTCTGAATTGATGAGTCGATGGGAACAGATCATAGACCAATATCAGGGCCTGGATGCGATGGAACGCCAAATAGAGCGTGCATATGCAGCCAGGGATCGAGCTGGGGATGATGAAGACGATAAATCCCAGTTGATGGACCCCAAGGAATTAGGTGAGTTAGAGGCTCAATTCCTGGAGCTAAGGGGACAATATACTGATGAAGTATCACAGCTAAAGCAAGAAATATACGATCAGCCACTTAATGATGAAGAGTTAGAAGCCATACGTGATGAATACTGGGAATTACTCCAGAAGGTGGGTAGGTCCCATGCACAACGGTCTCTGGAGAATATTAAATTCAAAGAAGTTGGCGTTAGATTAGAAGATGTATATCAAGTAGCCCAGGTTACTATCACCAGTCTATTTAAACAGTACCGTGGTAAAGTACCTGTGTATGTGTTGCGCAGGATGCTTGAAGCATCTACCCAACCAACCGTAGGTACCAGCCCACTAGGTGATTATAGCTCATACCTTCTAAAGAGGCCACAAAACCGCGAAGCCCTGGCTCGTTTAATTGTTGAATATGAACAGCAGTATGGTGTAGACGCTGATCGTACCATCTTGAATGATAGGGATCTACTCAGAGCCTTCCGTGCTGGGCTAGGAAGAGATTCAGTTTACCAGCAACTAGCCACCTATAATATTAAAATCGACCCCAACAATCCTAAACAGTTTGAAGCCATAGAAGATGCTATCGAGTCTACGATCGATGAATTAGCTGATATTCATCTTGATTTAGGTGAATTGGACGACACCACAGCAGAACGTGAAGCCGAAAAGGATCTACAAGCTCGGCAGCAAGCTGATATCGCATACCAAGATTATGAAGAAGAGGAGGAAGAGGAGGATCAAGAACCACCTCCAGAACTCTTCGAGGCTGAAGAGAAATACCAATATATTCCATTACCTAATGACCCTGATGAGACATGGCGTCCACCAGTTGATCTCACCAAAGCTGGCAGACAACCAGGGGATATCCGCCCTGCTCTCAGTGACCACACGATGTTCGGGCCTGGTAAAGGAAACGTACTCCTCCTTATTGGTTATGGACATGAAGAGAAGGGTAAATGGATAGGTTTCGAACCTCTTGGCGGCCGGGGTGGTACCAGGAGGCTAAGCGGACGTAATGATCCATTTCATGCTGTGCTAGAATGGTTATGGGTTTCACTCTTATCAGAAGGCAAGTCTGTAGACCCATACGATGGGTTTATGCGCAATCGCCTGCCCCCTGGGAAAGAGACTACCAACCCATATCTGATGCCAATAAAAGGATATAGCCCACAACAAGGTTATGATCCACGATATGGGCAACAAGTATTAGAGGAACCCACAGAGAATATAATCCCAGTTCCTGTGGCTTTAAATTATCAGTCAGTATCATATCATTTAACATTTAGGGTTGGTACAAATGAGAAGAACTCATTCGGCGGGAATCCTATTGCTATCCGTGAGAATTTTACCCAATTCTTACATGAGCATGAGCAGGAATTAATAAGGCGCCGGATCTCATTTGAAATCCAAGAACTCAGTGAAGACCTAGATTTCCCGTATACTATAGTATACTTCTATGCTATTAGAGACATCCAAACCGTCCAACCGACGCAAGGGGCTCAACCGGAGGACGAAGTTCCTGTAGCATCTGATGAGATGCGTAAGCGTATTCGGCTAGCTCGTTCTATTAACGCCACCAAAGTTGAGAATGTTGCAAACAGAATAAAAATCAATCCCAGAATATACAGTTATAGGGATTCTAAGGGAGTGCTTAGAACATATAATCCTATTGCTCTGTGGTATGCCATTGGCGGCGGTAAAATCGGCAGTAGCAATGAGACGAAGAGATATCATCTGGAGGAACTGATAAGTCCACAGCAGCGGGAAGCACTTAATCGTAGGGTCGAGAAGAACAGTATCACACAGCGCAAAACAGCTGTAAGGCCTAATGATTACCAATTTCCATTAGAATTAATAAGATTAACCATTGATGATCTTCAAAAGATTTATTGGAAGCAAGAGAACCCAAAAGCTAGGGAGCTTATTCAAAAAGAAATAAATGTTCTAGAAGGAGTGTTAAATGATGCTGCACAGTCTGATACTCAGAGGAGGATAGGGTATCGTACCAGGCGTGCTAAGAAAGCTGCTGAACATGCTGCTACTCTGGAAAGCAGGAAACTTGAAAAGGAGCGTGAGAAGAATTTTCAAGCAGCTGAAAATGCAGTAATAGCTGCACGCACGTGGGGTGGCACCCAGGTTGATGAATCTATCATGACAGGGCATGAGATCTTTCGTATGGTAAGAGATATCATTCAACAATGTGGTAGACTATTACAGCGTAACACATGGGATGATACCTTCAAGTACCGCTCACTTCTGAATACTAAAGCCATCTTTGAAAATTTATTGGCCATATCTCTCGATCCAGAATTTACAGGAGCTGACTCAGATGAATTCCGCAATATGGTACGGGACACTATAGCACAATTTAAATTCATTGAATTACCAGGAACAAGTACTGGAGAAGAAACTATTGATCCCGTAGTACAAGCTCTAAGGACAGCGGACCTGAGCAATCTATTGAATTATCGGACTAATCTCGATGGTAGCCTATGGGTTCATCCTGATGAGTATAATATTAAGCTTGATGCTTTAATAGTATTGCACCATATTATCAGGAGAATACATGATACTTTAGAATCATTATTAGAGGAGTATGATCCACGGACCTCTCCTGAGCCAAGAATGTTTGCTAGACAATTATTCTCCTATAAAAATATTGGAGGGGAGTAGTATGCCTATACATGATTTTCAGCGGTCCTTCCATGAAGAAGGAGAGCGATTCGAATCGATAGATGATCTTCCTGATTATCGCACTGATATGGAGAAAATGCATACCCCTCTATCAGTTTATAATCATGCTAAGAACGATCTTGCGATGGCTGAGAGATTAGCCGAGGAAGCAGTAAATGTTTCTGGTGCATTTGTTACAGTGTACGTCAAAGAACCATATGTCGACAGGGAAGGCATAGAAGATGTGTATGATGAGGATGCTGATCCAATCTACCGTCCTGGAATGAAATTGAAAGCATGGTTTAAGACTGATACTCTTAATGTTGAACTCACCCGTTATGGCGTCGATTCTCCATTACAGTTGACTGTGGTATTTGCCAGAGCCGTGTTAGCAAAAACAATGGGACTAGAACGACTTATCTCCGTTGGAGATATCATTGAGGTTCCATATAATAATCCTAGGTTTAGGGGACCAGCCAGGTTCAGAGTAGTTAATGCCTACGATTCTGGTAATATGCACTATAGGTGGTTATATTTCACAACCGTTTGTGAACTAATAGTTGGGGATAATTCACTTAAGGTGCCATTTAATGGGGATTCTAAGATACGATGAACTTATCCTTTGATGATCCTAATCTAACGGGCAAGATCTTCAGGCGAATAAAACAAAAGCTTGAGGAGAATGAAGACCTGCGTTCAACAGCAATAGCACGGCATGTGTATGGGTTACTTACCCAAGCGTATAGTAGTCCAGAGACTATTGCTTCATATTATTATGTGCAAGATTATTTAGTCCAGAATCAAGTTGCTGAGGCCGAATTGGCCCCATTAAATGAAGTCATAAGACATATATCTGTCTCAGAGAATGAAATCATCATAGACACTGAAGACCCCCTAGTGAGCCGTACTATTAGGGCGTTAGAATTATATGGCAATGCTCCCTTGAAGAATCTCAAAGATAGACTGGCTGTTCTTGGATTTAACACTGTACGGGGGTTATAGTAAATGCCAGTTTATGATTTCTCGTTCGCCCCGAAAATGGGAGATGGATTACCTGAATCACAACCTATAGTCCCTAATTTAGTTCCCAATCAGCCTAATACTAATACTCCTGATCCATTGACTGATACAACCAATACTCTGGTCGGTGAGACACAAGATGATATTCTTGTGCCTGGTATGAAGACCATGGATAGGGGGGTAAAGGAATTCTTTAAAGATTTACAGGTGCCCACCAAAGATGGAGTTAAATCAGTTGTAGTAAGATTAGCTGGTGGTGATAAGACCATCCTATTTTGGAAGCAAGAACTAGAGACTGGTAGAGTAGAATTGCCTGTTATGTCTATTAATTGTACTGGATGGCAATTTAATCCTAATAAGTTCTCTCCTGCTCATATGCCGGCATATAAATTTCTGGCCGACAGGAATGGGAGTAAGATGGGGGTGATGCCTCGTGAATATCCCTTGTTAGCTAATTATACCCTCTCTGTCTGGGCTGAGAAGCGACGAGATCTAGAATATATTGTTTGGCAAGTAGTGACCAGGTTCAATCCAGTAGCTGAATGGACTGTGCAAGATGAGTTTATGCGTGGGAATATTTATGCTACTATGGAAGGGGTCAGCAATAATACTGATATTGATGTTAATGCCAATGAATTATCCAAGGTTAGGGCTGATATCAATATTAAGATAGAGGGTTGGATGCCGCTTCCGGCCAAATATGTACCTACAGTATTGGGGCAGATCCAGACGGTTAATGAGATCACTGGTGAATTCCTTGAAATCTTCCGTATGGGTTCTGGTAATCAAAACATTACATCAGAAGGACAATAGTCATGGATAGTCAGAAACCATTAACGCAACGTGAACTGCGTAAAAACAAGCAGAATTCGGAGAAGGTTGAATATGTGACCATAATTAATAAGTCACGTAATCAGACTGTACCTATTCAGCTGAAGGCTCCTAAGGGAGTTGATTTCTTCCTTGGAGAACAGACAGTACCATTGTACCCAAATAAGATGGCCAAATTCCCTAAGAATAGGCTTTATATGGAGCAGATCCATAATTACGAGAAGTCTGGAAGAATTAGGGTAGTTTCGCCCAATGTTTAGTAAAACTTAATCAAAAATATAATGAGCTAGCAGGAGTACCTCATGCCTGTATTCTTATCACCAGGTGTTTTTCCACGTGAGATAGACCTCAGCGTACTAGCGAGGAACAATTCTACTGTTGTTCCCGCCTTCATCGGTACCGCACAGAAGGGGCCTATTAACTCACCTCAATTCATTACAACCCCAGAACAGTTTATTGAAGTGTTCGGGAATCCATTTCCTGAGTCCAACCTTGGATACGCAGTACTTTCCTTCCTAGAAGAGGGAAATGGATGCTGGGTACTACGCGTTGGTGTGGAATGCGAGACTGGGCAGCCGGATGAACTAGCTGATATCTGTATCGACATGTCTGGATCCAAGATCCAGGGATGGGGAAGAATTGCAGTATTTAGTGGAATTGACTTCGGACGCATAAATCTGAGGATCCCTACTGCTGATGCTCCTCTAGCATTCCATGATGCAAGTGTCTTCAACATTGATTACACTGACCTGGATGTTTCGACCACAGACGGCCCTACTGTAGCTACTCTTGAATTTGTAGGATCTGACCTGAGTGATGCCTATGTCGGTTCAGTTGATGACTCATTTACAGTGCTGCTAACTGGGGCTCCGACTAGTGGAGTGCTTGATGGTGCCTCCTATGAAATTATCCGCAATAGTGATGGAGCAGTAGTAGGCTCTGGGACTCTTGTAGAAGCCTCCGCTGGAGTATCAAGTCCTGTAGCAGTTGGCTCAGGTGATGATGACAGTGGATTAATCTTCAGGGTTGTAGTCACTGGGTCATCTCCGCTAGAACAGGATGATAGTTTCACCTTCCAGGTACGTCCAGATAACCTGGCATTTACTGTTGAGGTAGAAGGTGTGGCGGCCGGGCCATTCTCCTTCACTGATGGACAGAGCTATACAACCCCAGAGGCATTTGTTACTGCCTTCAATGCACTGGTGGGATCATCAGTGGACTTCCTGGCTGTATACGATGAGACTAATCTCTTCATCCGCACTCAGACTGCCGGAGAACGTATCCAGGTCACTGGCACCGAGGGATGGGCTCTAGAAGTTGGTATTAGCAAGTGGGCTTACGATATTCCACGCAGCTACCTGCTTGGCATCGACACTGGTCCGTACAATATCAACAGTAACAATAATCGTGTCGCTATTGATCTGATTGAATCAGATGGGACCACTTCCCTGGAAGCTACAGTATCAGTTAGTACTGCAGCCATTCCAGCCACAGTGGCAAATTCACTACACCTTGGTGGAGTGAAGTCCGGTGACCGTTATTATGATGCCTTCGCTTTGAGGGTAACTGATGATGATTATCGTGTGGTAGTTGTAGCTAATGCCAACCATCAGTTTGGCCAACTACGTATGCTGGCCGATTTCAGCCATATTAAGACCCTAAGATTTGCTGAGGAGCTTAACTTCAATGTTACGACCCGTGCAGCCAGGGTGTTTAATGACCCACGGGTAAGTCTCCCTGAGTCCGGAGCAGTTACTCCATCGGTTCCACTTTCATGTGAAACTGACCCTGCCGGGGCTGACTGCGCTCTGGATACAGCATACTACAATAATATTGTAGGATACCTAGTAGCCACGTCGCCTGGTACCTGGCTTGATGGCTGGGCTGTTACTCTAGAGAATTTTGCTAATCAGCCTGGTCGTTACACTCTACGTGTGTATGATGCCAGTGGGTTGGAGCAACCAGATGGATCTGTTGATGACCTCAGCTTCGATCCAGACGATGAGCGTTATATCGGCAATGTTCTGAACCCAGGAAGCACAATCGGTGGTGTTAATGGAAATGCCTACCTGAATTGGGAGGAGCGTCCAGTTTACCTCGACAATGACCCAACTGATACTTCAACATATGAGGTACGTCAGCCTGGTGCATTCTCTCGCAAGGCCCTTACTGGTATGGCCAACGGTATTCCACTAGATGCTACATATAGCTCTGAGCTAGATGCAGTAGTTATTGGTAATGCTGCACGTTCTACCGGTGTTTTCGCCTTCCAGGATACTGATGGGCAATTCAGTGGAGTCACCCTCCTGTCCACCCCTGGATTTAGCTCAGGTCCAGTGATTGCCTCTGGTCTTCAACTATGCGAAGGCCGTGGTGACTGCCTGTACCTGATTGACCCACCATTCGGCCTGCGTCCACAACAAGTTGTTGACTGGCACAATGGAATGTTGTTCAGCGATCTGGCAACATCACTTAATAGCTCTTATGGTGCACTCTACTGGCCATGGGTTGAAGTGTTTGATCAATTCAATGGTGGAACAATCTTCATCCCACCAAGTGGTCCTGTCTCAGCCGTTTACGCTCGCACCGCTCGTGAGGCTGAACCATGGTTCGCTCCAGCTGGTCTGAATCGTGGTAGACTGTTGAGTGTGGTGGATCTGGAGATGAGCCCAACATCTGGAGAACGTGATCTGCTATATGGGTTTAATAATGCTGTTAACCCATTAGTTAACTTCTCACAGGATGGTATTACGGTCTTCGGTCAGCGCACCCTTCAGCGTAAGGATAGTGCTCTTGATCGTGTGAACGTCCGCATGCTCCTGATCTTCCTGAAGAAGGCACTAGTACCATTGCTCAGGAATTTCCTCTTTGAGCCAAATGATCGGTTCCTATGGGAGCAAGTCAAGAACACTGTTGAGCCATTTATGGCAGATGTTCAGGGGCGCCGTGGTATCACTGCGTTCAAGGTTATCTGCGATGAGACAAATAATACTCCAGAGAGAATTGATAGGAATGAACTCTGGGTAACAATTCTAATTAAGCCAACAAGGGCTGTAGAATTCGTTGTACTAAACCTGGCTGTTCTGCGTACGGACGCCAGCTTTGCTGCAGAGGAGTTACTAGCCGCAGCTGGGGTAGTAGTATCCCAGTAATCAAAGGTAGTTGAGGGAGAATAATTATGCCAGGCTTTACAATAGGTGGATTTGGCGCAGCTGGAACTCCTACTAACGTAGCTGAGTTCCGTCGTAAACACCGCTGGCGGTTTACTGTTGGCGGCATCATGACCCAGGACGATTTCGTCTGGTTAAGGTCAGCTGCACGCCCTAACTTTAAACTAGCTATGCCAGAAGTCCACCACGATCAAGAAAAGATCTACGTGGCTGGCAAGCAAGAGTGGGATCCTATCCAGCTGCAGTTTTATGATGCCACCGTTCCTCGCAATATCTCGGCTAGGCTATACGCCTGGCTGCAGACTGTAGTAGCTATTGACACAGCTACAGTTGCTCTACCTGCTCAATACAAGCAAAATGTTGTCATTGAGACGGTTAACAATACCAACGCAGCCGATGAACAGTGGACTCTCTATGGAGCCTGGCCAGCTGAAGTAAATTGGCAGGACCTCGACTACACTAACACCGAAGTCCAGCTTTGCCAAGTTACCTTGAGGTACGACCGCGCTCGTAGAAACTTCTAAGGAGTAACATATGCCGGGCTTTAATATTGGCGGCAATGGGTCCGGCCCAAGCAATCTCATTCGTCTGCATCGTGAGCACCGCTGGGAAATTATGGATTTAGGCATCCCAGCGGGTGTTAGTGGAGTAGCCCAACCAGGGGGACGTAGTGGTACTATTGCCAGATCCCCCTCGCAGCATACTCGTAATGCCACAAAATTTTACGCTAAGACCCTCCAGTTACCTAGTCTATCATTCGAAAATGAAGAAGTAAAGGGAGCTGGACACAAGTATAAGTTCGCACGTGAAGCTGACTGGGATGATGTTACAGTCACATTCTATGACACTTTTGGCCTCTATCAACAATTCAAAACCTGGCAAGATCTCATCTGGACACCGGAAAATGGTATTGGGCTAGCAGATATCTACAAGGGACATCCATCATTTGCACTCATTGATGAGCAAGGTAAACGGATTCAACGTTATAACCTCAAGGGCGCCTATCCCCGTAAGATCTCCCATGGAGATTTATCTTATACCTCTAGCGAGGTAAAACTACTGTCTGTGACATTCAGCTATGATTGGGCTGAGATCGTTCTAGAAGATAACGATACTGGACCATCATCTGGCCCAAGTGCCTCTGATGTACCGTCGCCTATTACAGTTTCCCAGAATTCTCCACTGATAACTACATAATCAGTAGTAGATAACTCGAGAATATACTATGTCAGATCCTCTTAATCCACAAGCACCAGCTAGTGCTGACCCAGAGAAGCTATTAGACCAGGTAATTGGCAAGAATCCTGATGATCTACTTCCATGGGAGGATTGCCAACTTCCAAGCCGTGGTGTATACTATAACGGCATGGTCCCGGAAGGAATGGTAAAAGTCAGGCCAATGGGTATTACAGTCGATAAGATCCTGGCTACCCAACGCCTATCCCGTTCCGGTCAGTCCATAGATATGCTCTTTAGGCATTGCGTTAAATTACCCAATGACTTCGATCATCTAGAATTACTAGATGGTGATAGGTCATTCTTACTGTATTATCTGCGCGGTGTTACGCACGGTAATGAGTACGAGTTTATGGTAACTTGCACAGATCCCAATTGTCGTCAGGTATCCATCCAAGAGTATGATCTAAATCAACTATACGAAACCGCTAAGGGACCAGATCCTGAACTCGGTGCTGAGCCATTCGTATTAAAACTCCCATTCCTTAGCAAGGAATTAGGACAAGACTTCTGGGTAAAGGTTCGGTACCTACGTGGTAGGGATACTTTAGCCATGCTTGGGGCTCGTCAGGTAACTAAACAGAAGAAGGGTCCACGTAATTATATACCCCAAGATGAGTATGATGCGGCTACTCAACGTGCAGATGAGACCCTCAATGAGACGTTAGAGCGTAATATCAATTTGGTTGTTGAGGAAGCAATGGGGTCACGTGATCGGGCTAAGATTAAGGCTCTGATTTCTAGACTTCATTCATCTGATGTGGCTATAATTCGTGATTTCCTTAATAAGGCTCCAGGGATCAATACCCTCATCGAGACTGACTGTGAGGCATGTGGTAACACTATGCTTATTGATTTACCAATCACAGACCAGTTTTTTCGTCCGAAGAGATCCAAACGAGTTGGAACGTGAGTGGGATCACTTAGTTACTGAACAATACATTCTTAAGAGGCGTATAGGATTATCATTATACGAACAGTCAGTAATGACTGCTGAAGAACGCAAGCGCTGGATTGAACTGGTGCGCAAGGAGGATGAAGATTACTCTAGGCAAATTAAAGGTATGCAGCACAGTCCAGGGCCAAGTTGAAGTACCAACCTATAGATAAATTCTATTTGGTTGTCATGCCTATTCTGATGGGCCTTCTCGTATTCTGGTATTGGTATTTTACCAGATAAAGATATGTTGTGGCTTATCCCAGGGTTGCTGGCAGATTAGGTAACGATGTAAGTCTCAATATGGCCTTTTACCATAATGGGACCCTACAATCCCCATATGCAATTACGCAAATTGAAATTTTCGATGGACAAATTGGACCACAATACAAGGTTGATACTATATTATTCCCTGACCCTTCAGTCACAGGCTATCCACTACCAGCTATCGAGACAGCCCCCGGGCTTTTCGAAGTTCAGTATTCGATTCCGACTACATTTATACCTGCTCAAGCTTACTATGATGTATGGTATTATCTACCTAATCCAACTACCGGTACTACTGACCCGACTATGTGGAGCAGACACTCAGGGCAATTCTGGGTCTACGACGACGCGTGGATAGCTGACCCTGGAGCAACTACCAAACGATTAGGATTTGAACCATTAGATAAGAAATTCAGGAGAGGGGAAATAACCAATCTAGAAATTGCAGTACATCCTCTACCCTTATATGACTATGAGTTTAATAAAATAGCACCTATACTCCCCCAACTAGCACCAACAATCAACATTTGGACTATAAAGGATGAACTAATTGTATCCAATGCCCCATGCAGAATGGGCATTAGACAGGGCAGGAGTCGCAAATCCCCATTTGTCATCCAATGTGCTCTAGACACCAGAACTTTACTGATTGGTACCTATAGGTATATAGTAACAGTAAATATAGATGGATCTATTATATCATCTGATAAATTATTCTTCTCAATAATATGATTTTGACCAATTCAAAAGACTTCATGGACTATCTCAAGCGCCGCAGGGAAGAAAAACCTGAGGATAAATTATCGCCATCAATAGGAGGGGATATTGAGGGTGAAGATGCAGCACCCCCAGCTGATGGCCACACCTCCGGGGATGATGAAGATGATCCATATGTCGAAGGTCTAGAGTCTCGTCTAGGATCTATACTTGAAACTGCGATTCAGAAAATAGGCAGAGCCACCCCACCACTAGGTACCCACAATAATAAGGTAGAGAACAATACTCAGGCCAATCTAGAGAGAAGAGCTGAGACCCAGCCTGAAGAGGAGACTGATCCCGACAAGGCTGAAGAACAAGAGGAAGTCAACGCAGCTATGGTCCCTGTTGTTAAACAGGTGCAAGCTATCACTAAACGCGTTAAGGACAGAATGAGCTAGGACCCACCCTGGGCTATTCGCTTCAGATCCAGATCCTTATCTTGACGCTTCCTGACAAACTGCATAGCCGACCTAGTGGTTAATGGTTGGGTATTCTCATGAATATACCTCCTCACGAACTCTAACCCCTCCGATTTATTGCTATATGATTTCACGATATCATTCCAGTCCTTAAAAGGCTGTGGAGGAAGCACATATCCCAAATTAAAGGATCCTCGCAACAATTGCCAATTGGTATAGATTGATTTAGTGCCCTCTTCATCATTGTCTGGAGCCAATACTACCTCTGATGGACTGAGAGCCCGCAATTTACGCCTTTGTCCCTCAGATAATTGGGCTCCACCTGAAGCCAGACCTCCTGGACCTAAACTTATAGCACAGAAGATAGCTTCAGCTATATAGACAGTACCATGCGGTTCAGCATTATCGAAACCATATAAGTAAAATGACTTGCCTTGCCCAGTATCCCTCTGATCTGGAAACTCAAATTTCTTACCTACTATAGTTCTGCTTTGCCAGTATACGATCATGTCGTATTCTATATATGGGAATACTATAGAGGTTGGTGTATAATGCAATCGATAGGTTTTAGCGTCAATTAGGGATATGCCTCTAGATTCTAGGTAATTTAGTGCCATTTGGTGGATCTTAGGCCACTTTGGTTGATCGATTGGTATTGCAGTGGAGGGCAGAGTGATGAGTTTTTCTGGCTCCTCTGGTTCAGCCTCCTTCTTGCGGGGAGATAATATAGATCTTAGGTCAATCTCCTCCCCGCAGACATCTTTTAGAGCCTCTTTAAAAGTCAGACCTTTGTATTTCTGAACGAATTTTATGAATGAACCATTGTGATGTTGAGCACTAGGGCGCCAGTCATGTACCCAGTATCCGGAATTTCCGGTACGTTTACTGGTCTTAGGGATGGTCGAAATATTGAACTTGAAATCATCATCCCCGTCGAAGGGGTTGCAGATCAATAATTCCTCACCACCCTTACGGCGTCTATAGTCAAAGTGGCGAGCTACCCAATTCTCGATTTGATCTGGGGTCAACCGATACATAAATCTAAGATACTGTATGAGAATGCTCAGTCTCGAATTTACCAAAAACCAGAAGATTCAAGTTGATAAGGGGGTACGCACCATCACAGAAGGCACCCAAAGAATTCTTCTTGAACTAGGAACTGAATTTTCCTATGGCAAAGAACACGTGGTTGGAATATGGTCTGATTCCTTAACCGCAAATCACGTCGCACTGCTTAGAAGACATTTGAGTACCCTAGAGACCAGTGATACTGAGAAGCGAATTGAATGGTTTACCCAACAGACCGGTGCCCCAATAATTAAAATAGCTATCAATAATCTTGAGAATTTAAATGAGGGGGAAGACATTAACAGAATTATATCTAGAGCGGTAGTGGTCCGCAGAGTAGTAGAGCTGAAATAATGGCTAGTCCCAATGCTATCACCCATGAGCCAATCGTATACTTGAAATTCAGGGACCTAGAAATAGGTCTCTCTAATATGGAATCATTTCAATGGAAATGTTTCCTAAATGGCGGATATATTATCAGGGCCAAGATCACTGACCCATATCTGGTAATCCTTAAGAGGTTCTTTGAGACGCAGAGTTATCTAGATACAGCCCGTAGTAATCCTCTATCATTTGTTATGCAATTTTATATTGGTTGGACACCAGGAGATACCGTCCAGGAGAACAGGACGAGAACTCGACAAGCAATCCTAGTGGATGTCAGTATAGTTGGTACTGGTGCAGACGGATCTTGGGAACTTGTTGCTGTAGACATCGGTAGTTTCCAATTAAACACCGGTAATGGGAGTGGCAAGGTTTACACAGGACGGGTAAGTGATGTTATTAAACGAGTAATTGGGGAGTATGCCAACCTTATTAAACGTGTAGAGGTCACTGAGACGTTGGATGATAAACAGGGTAAATGGGCAATGATGCGTCAGGATCCCAAGAGCTTTATCAGGTCCCTTTTAGATTGGTCTAGTTCCATCTGTCCTAAGAAATCGAACTGGATTATTACCAGCTTCGATGATACCCTAATTATCAAGGAACACAACGAACTAATAAATGGCAAGAAAATTATAGCCAATTATAATGGTAGTTGGGGTGGATCACCAGCCAACGATATACTTAGTTTCAACTATGTTAGCAATAGTGTATTAACTGCAGTTCAAACCCAGCTTATCACTCAAGGAATTTCTGCTGTTACAGGCAAATTCATCGACAGAATAACTGAATCTAAGAAAGCAATAATTGAAGATAGGAATACTGAAAATAAGATAAGTGTTAGTGTTAATAATGATAGAGGATTTCTAAAACCTAGTGCTACTGGCCCCCAAGAACCCCCATTGAGAAATGGGGCGACCTCCATTATGGCTGTACCCGAGTTTAGTGGTGGAGAATTAGGTGTCAGATATGAAGATTATATTGATGGCCGAGCCAGAATGCAGTATATGTCTATGCTACCTATGGTTATGAGGGTCCGGTTGGCGGTGATGGGAGATATTAGATATGATGACCCCCGGGACCTCGGATCAAGTGCCATAAATGTTATTTGGAATGATGCAGAGGAAGTAGATGGATTCTTCCTAAGTGGTAAATGGGTAGTATATGGGTTCCATCATAGTATTACTAGGAAATATTTCGATACCCACGTCTACATTTACCGTTTAGACAGGGACGCTACCGATAAGGATCTCGTCTAAATATAGTATGTGGCAGCCGGCGAAGAACTAAGAATTACTATCCAGGCTAAGACCGAGTTAGAGGGTAAGCCTGACATTATATCCAAAGAAATTGAGGGTATTGGTAGAGCGGCTAGGAATGCCAGTCGTAGCACCGGTGATCTAGAGGGTTCTCTTAGGCAATTAAGTATTGCTGAAATGGGCAATATCCAGAACCAAAGGACATGGAAGAGGCAAGTTGACTCTATATTCCAGCTAACTCAAGAATACCATGGACTAATCAAGGGTGTACTCGTCGATAATGGCAAGATATTAGAACTTGACGCCGATAAATTAGAGATACTCACTAAACTTGAACCTATCCTCAGCAGCATTGTTGATAATGAAGAGATAATGAGTGAATTACAACGTCAGCGACCTGGACAGTACCAAACACTCATTGACTATCAAGAACACTTGACTAGTGCACTGAACATCTATTATGAGACTATGGGACGTGGTGGAAAATTACGCCCATATATGATAGAACAACAAGCCTATTATGAGAAGATCGGAGCACTCATAAAGGATGTTATTAGTAGTAGTGAGAATGCTAATGCAGTATTTAGTGCCATGCAGGGATCCCTTAAGGCTATAGACCCACTCATTGACAGGATAAAAGAACGGTTTAATGATGCTATAGCCAACACAGGGCTGAACCTATTTGGTAAATTACGTAGATCAATTGCAGAGGCCTTTGACTTTAGTAAGGTTAGGGCAGCTGCACCTCTCAAAGATGTCTCCTCAGCAGCCAGTGGGTTAGGACAATCGTTGGATAAGGTTCCTGCCGCCTTCCTCCGAACCGGAAAAGCCTTGGGTGATGTAGGCACACAAGCCATAAAAACATCAGGGGCCACATCACGGGTAGCCACAGCAGCCACTAGTGCTGGCGGTGCCTTTGGGTCCATGGCTGCGATGCTCGGTAGAGCTGGACCAATGTTAGGCAAGTTGGCGGCAGCTCTAGGACCTGTGGCTCTGGTCCTGCTGGTAGTATTGCCTGCCCTGGCAGCCTTGGGGGTGGCCTTAGCTGCTATTCACAAGGGTATCTCCATGAATATTGAGATCATGGATAAATTCCGGCAGAACGTTTACCGATCTGTAGGAACTATCCGTGAACTCACTGATAGTTCATTCAGATTAGTTGGAGGATTAGGTGCCACCACTAAGGAAGCCACAGCAGTCATTGAGGCAATGGTTGGGGTCGGCTTACAGAATCTAAAAGCTGCCGACACTATTTATAAATTCTCAGATGCGACTGGAGTGTCTGTCCAGAAAACTGCTGAATTCACTAAACGTATGGATGTCCTCGGTATTTCTCAAGAGAGGTCTGAAGCCCTATGGGGCCGTGCAGTAGCTGCCCAGCAGAAATATTTGCTATCATCTGAAGAGTTGGCTTCAGTGTTAGATCTCGTTAGGAAACGTTCAGAGGAAATTGAATTGATCTATGGCGCGACTAGTGGAACGGCAGGTCAGGCGTCTGAAGCATTTGCTGACATCGCATTTGCAGTCAGTGGTATCTCCAAACAGTTTGATCTAGGTCAGGATACCGCTAATCAATTCTTGGGTATGATCGGTAAACTGGAGGGTAAGAATCTTGCCCTACTTGGTTTCGGAGGAGCAGATATTGATAGGGCCTTTAAGGATCCTATTTATGCTGCTCAAGCTCTGGCTGATGGGCTTACTGCAGTACGTGAACAAGCCGCCGCTGGTGGTGTAGAGGCTACAGCCCTGATGCAAGCATTTGGCGATGCCAATATCCAAAAATTAGGTGATGAGCTCACTAAACTCACCAAAGAGGGTGGATTAGCACAACTTATTGAGCAGGAGCGTAAGGCTGCTGCCGAGCAAGATAAACTCAATGAAGCGTTCGAAGCAGCGCAAGGTACTCTCACCAAAGCCCTGAATAGGATTGCTGGACCATTACTCCAAATCTTCAATACTATTGCCGGCCCAATAGTTGATGCAGTAGTGGAATCTCTCAATAAAGTCATAGAATCTGGAATCCTACAAGAATTACCTAAGATGATTGAAGAGTGGGTACCAGTCATCCAAGATGTAGCCAGTAAAATCGGCTGGTTCATTGGTATCATGGTTCAAGCATTTGCCTATGGTATGAAGATACTCAATGGATTTATGAAATTCTTCCACAGCATTGGTGGGTTCACAACAGCAATCTTGGCAGTCATAAATCCACCATTAGCTGCTGTTTATGCAGTGATCCATGGACTACTATCATTGTTCGGAATAATTGATGATAAGGCTGACAAAATAACTAAGAAATATGGTGCTAATAAGAACCCTGTCGAGAGAAAAGTCAGTTTTAGTAGGCCAACTGCACCTCCTGTCTCTGAAGAGGAACGGTTACAAGCTCAGACTACCAGAAACAGTATGCATGATGAGTTGGTAAAGGCTGGTATACCAGAAGATAAATTATATAGTCTAACCAATGCTCAGATGCAAGAATTATTCGAGCAGCATCGTGCCAATGGTGGTCGTGGCCCAACATCAATTGGATCTCCGGCAGTAATTCCGGAAGCCGTTGGTCCTGTGTTACCACAGCCTGCGCCCGCCCCAGCCGCTCCTACTCCTACTGTACAATTTACCAATGATGCAACTATGCCACCGGCCCAGTTTGCAGCTATGCTTGAAGTACAAAGGGCAATGGATAAGAAGCTGGGAGACATGGTACAGACAGCCGTTGAACAGCGTGATTTCGCTTTCAACCAGCAAGTTGAGGAGCGTGGGAAGCAGGGACAATTACCAACTGTCCGAGGTCCATCTTCAACACGGCATGCACATGGGAGTGATATCAGCTCCTGGAATCCCTTCGTCTAAATATAGATTATGCCCCTGATATATGCAGGAATCGATGATACTATCATCCGTGAGGGTGCCTCCATCACCATTCCAGAATATCTGGAGCCCGTTAACGGACTAAATAATTCCAGTAACAGGAATATTCCTATACAATTCCCCCCACGAGTCACCAGCGATAGCAAGAATCGTAGATGGGAAGAGGTTCACAACCCAGCATCATGGGAAGAAATTGTCACACTCAGTACCGCCTCAGCGAGGGAAATTACACTTCAGCTCACATATATTGTCACTGGCGGTAAGTGGACCGCCAGATATATCGCTGAGGCAGTCAGAGATCTTAGGTCTTATTTCTATATTACAGTCAAGACTGATAGATTACCCATATTCATTGTCCAGATGTATGATATAGTGCCACCAACCCCACGCACTGGGGGCAATCGCCAAACATTCCGTGGTAAGAATATGAGTGTCAAGACTAGCGAGACCCTAATAAGAGACACCAGTGAGGGAGACCCAGTAATTTATCCATTGAAAACAGAAATATCCCTAAGCCTAGCACTCATCACTCTTGTTAACGATCCTAAATTCAATAAGTCCAGCTATGCATTCACCAACCCTGAATTAAGGGGCACACCCCCAGTGGAGTGGTACTAATGCCAATTGACCCAGGTTCTGATTCTCGATTTAACTTATCTGAACCAATACTCACTGCTGAGGGTGATGAAACATTTGGGCTAATGAAGAAACATACTTTCTTCGATAGGAGCAATCTGGACGATACTCAGGTGAATCGTATTACCATTAATGCCGATTTAGCGGGTAGGCCAGATCTATTATCTCAAGAGATTTATGGGCGTCCAACACTAGATTGGGTATTAATTATATTTAATAGAGTTGAAAACCCTTTTGGGTGGCCTATTATTGGACAGGTAGTAGAATATCCTACATCTGAAGTTGTGTTTGCCGAATTATAGATAAGTTATTATGGATGAGCAGTTCTTCGAAGATAATTTAGCACCAGTATGGAAGAAATTCCATTTGGATCGCACCAGTGAATTATTCCAAAAATTTCCTGGGTGGTATCGTGCTATTGTAGAAGAGACTAATGATCCATTAGATATGCGCCGGATCCGTTTCAGGTGCCCAGAATTACATGATAGTAATGTTAAAGTAGAAGATCTCCCATGGGCTATGCCCGCCCCATGGATGGGTGGTAAAGGTTCTGGGTCGTGGACTCATCCGATGATCAAGGATGTAGTATGGATCACCTTTGAAAAAGCCCACCCATACGGACCTATATGGGTGGCTGCAGCCGATCCTACTCGTAGGAAATGGTATGTTCATCAATCATTATATGTTAAATCACCACCGCCGGCATCTGAAACTGGAGGTAATACCCTAGAGGCTCCAGATGATACCATAAATGATTATCTACCTAAAGATGGACGTCCATATAGCACTGGATTCAGAGACAGGTACGGATCCTTCTTTATGCTTTCTGAAGTTGGTTTCTACCCAGTAGAGCATGCTCAGAAGCCAGCACCGGTTGGTGCTGATGCTCTAGCCAAACGTGATTTCCAATCATCTAGCCAAGCCCCTCAACAGAATGATCCAGATAGCAAATATGTTGTGCTCGCCACAAAGTATGGCAATACTATGTTATTGGCTGATATTGGGTACCAATGGTATGAAGAATTCGAGGGTGATTTAGAGAATGATGAGGAATTTGAGATCAATCGTTCTAAATATCTCCAAAAATTCTTCAATGAAGATCAGCCTAGGAATAGGGATCAACGTAGGATCGAATGGCGCACCCGGTATGGTCATAAAGTAGAATTACGCGATGTCGGATTCGAAAAATCACGATCGGGAGAGTATGGGGATCAGAAGACTATTGCTGATTCCGATGGTAAGGATGAGCGTTGGGTAAAAATCAGGTCCAAGGCCGGGCATTTAATCCAATTAATCGATACAGGTTCTGATCCTGTAAGTGATACTTATATTAAGAGGACTAACAAGGACGAGGTTGGTCCTCATGATGATGAGGAGTTATTAGGTGATGATCGTAGGATGATCAGGCTGATCACCCGCCATGGCAATCAATTACTATTGGACGACCGTGGCAGTGATCCTATAAATGGACAGAATGAGACTCCTAGGGGCAATGGGGTCCTAATGAGGACACGTCGTGGTTTTCAATTCGAAGCGATGGATAAGGATGAGCTCAATCTAGTTAGAATCTTTACCCCAAAGGATCAAGTTCTGGAACTCAATGACCGATTTGGGTACGTCATGTTGACTACTACTCAGGCGGGTGCCTCTCCTGCTCTGGCAACCCCATTAGATGGTACTCAGACCAGGGATGGTGATCCAGCGGCCGGACGTACGCGAGAGAGAAAACCGGGGGTACCTACTGCTAGTAGTTCTGATCCACAGTCTAATACCTTCCATCTTGTACTAGATAAGACCAATAGTTACCTCAGGCTTATGACTCCTGAGGGAGCTGGGATTGAAGTTAGGGATCAAGAAGCCCCATGTGGGAGTTGGTTAGAACTGCGGGACAATGAGAATCGGGCTTTTTGGATGTCCAAGAAGGATAATTGGGCAATCTGGCGTGATAAAACGGGTGAGAAATATATCCTTCTAGACGATAATGATGATAGTATCCAGATACGTAACGATAAAGGCAAATTAGTACTTCAAATTGCCGGTGATGTTCATATTATGGCTGGTGGCAAGATCTGTCTAGAAGCCGATGACGAGATTGGTATAAAGTCGAAAAAACAAATTAAGATGGAGGCTCAGGGGACCAAATTTGTCTTCGATATTGATGGGTTTGGTACCAAAAAGAATGTTCAAGCCAACAAGTGCATTGCTCTCACGTTCCCTGTAGCTGATGGTAGGGACGGTGGTCGCCCATGTGCTCCTGACCCCAAAGACATCACACGCAAAGAGCCAGCTCCATATGGTCAGGAAAGAGCATGTGACTCCCATAAAGATCGTAAAGGACCAGTACCACGAGAAGTATATCTCAGTCCTCCAGGTGGAGGAAATGGTAGTGGTGTACCATCCGGCGACCCGACGATCTCACCACCCCCAGTCTCCGCAACAGAACCAACGTTGCCCGGTTCCAGTGTACCCAGCCCTACACCAGTGACTGATCCGATTGAGGATATTTCTCCTGGGAATGGTGGAATACTATGGTATGGATTATCAGATAAATTCTTAAATCAGATTAATTCAGATGGTCTAGTGCTCACTTCATTGATGAATAATCTTAATACCCCTAATAGTCAAATAGCCACTGAGCTACAGTTGGCTAAGACGTTGGACATAGCACGTAGTAAAACACAGGGGTTGTTATCCCAGAAACGGTATGGTGGTAAAGTTTTAATTTTAAGAATTAGGAATGTCCCAGATAGAAATTTATTCAAAACCTCTGATAATCCTGATGTAGTATTATACTCAGGAAATATTACTCTTAAGGGTAATATAGAGATTTTTGAAGTGGGCAGCTCAGAGCTAAATCAAGCACCATTATTTCCTAATGTTATTTAGCTAGGTTAAATATAATTTATGATCATCAAGTACCCTACGGGGCTATATAGCACAATATTGCCTGGAGAAGGTGGTAGTGGTAATGTTACCTATACTATCTCCACTCAGGCTCCGCCACGCCCGGAGGTCAGAGTTTTACAGTTGCCTGTAGCAGAACAATTGAGAAAACTCCCAGATGAAGTCTTCACGGAGGACCAACGGAGGGCTGCTGTGGGAGAATTGATCTTTACTATTGTCAAGAGTAGTAGGAGTCTTGCTGGATCTAATACTAAGCAGTTCGAAATTGGTGAGACACTAATTTTTGATGATGATATTGATCAAGCAGAACCACTACAAATTGTACGTGTGCCTGATACAGTAGAGATCAGGCATGATACTAACCTGCTCAATCTAACTTCAATCGGATTGAGTAATGATGAGATAGCTATACTTACCAAAGAATCTGAAGATAAGAAGCGGGCCCTGGAACGAGAATTATCTGATACTAGAATGGAGATAGAGAACTTAAAGGTACAAATTACTGAGACCCAAAAGAAGATCAATGAGACAAATAAAGCTGTTGGGGCTGTAAGGGAGATCTATGATATTCCTGAGAATGATGAGTCATATGAAAACCCTATATATCAAAAGTTATTGAGTACAAAGACAGAATTGGAAACAACTAGGGATACTCTCATTGTTGAGCACAATAGTAAGGGTCTAGAAGCCGAGGAAATCTATAAAGCTATCCAGAGGATATCGGAGTTAGTCAGATGATACAAAAATTCTATGGATATAATTTTCCATTTCTCAGTGACTCATTTGTGCTACCTCCTCAGGAGGATGCTCGTCTAATTAAGAATGATTTGAAGCAATTATTACTTACTAGTCCTGGTGAGAGGGTGATGAGACCTGATTACGGGACGCCCATTAGAAAATATGCATTCGAACAATTAGATAGGCAGTCAGTAACTGAGCTACATGCTGGGATTAGGCAGGCTATTACTAGATTCGAACCACGGGTGCAGGTAGTAACAATTACTATTGTTCCCAAAGAAGGGCAGAATTTAGTAGAGATAACTATTATTGCTAAAATCGTGAATACACAACAGACAGTTGATGTGAGTCTGGTGATTCCTGGAACTGTTGTTGAACCCTCTATTAGGGCGGTCAGGAGAAATTAATGGCTGATAATGAGACCTTATTCGAACTACCAACCAGCCCAGAGGAATTTGGAGTAATCCTTGAGGCAGCCAGACTAAGGCGCCTGAATTTTAGTGCTCTAGAATTCCAAACAATGAGGCGCGCCATCATTGAATACATCAAAACTTACTACCCGGATAGATTCAATGATTTCGTAGCTAACAATGGTATTATCATGATGGTAGAAATTGTAGCCTATGTGGCTGGGCTTCTATCTCAACGCAGTGATATCCTGGCGGATGAGGCATTCTTGCCAACTGCTCAGACCACTACAGCTGTTGAACAACACTTATTCCTAATTAACAATCGTATCAGACGTGCTACCCCAGCAGTGGTTGATGTAGAAGTCTCAATTGGTAATGAGACCCCTCTTGGAATCAATATCCAACCTGGGTTAGCATTCAATATTGTTGGAGCTGATGGAAGTCCTGTGACATATGAAGTTTACCGAGCTCCTGGAGATTTCACTAGCAATATTCTCATTCCGCCGGGATCAAGGGGTGTTATTGCATTTGGTATCGAGGGTAGCTTTGTAACCCCACTTGTAGTTGAGTCTACAGGAGGGCCTAATCAACAAATTGTGTTAACTGATACTAATATTCTTGAAGATCCTATTTCCGTTACAGTACAAACTGGAAACACTACTAAAGAATGGCGTAAAGTAACCACTATTGAGCAATCCGAGGCTACTGACGAAGTCTTTGAATTTAAGTATACTGAGACTGGTGCTATTGTCAAATTTGGTAATGATAAATCTGGTAAAGCACCATTAGCTGGACAAATAATCACTATTCAGTACAGAATTGGCGGAGGTACCAGGGGTAGAATTCCTGCTAATGCTATCAATGAGATTAGACCTATTGTTCCATTAGCACCAGCTACAGCTCCCGTTGAAGTTCTATTCCGCAATCTAACTCCATCTAATGGTGGGGAGGATCAAGAGGATATTGCAGCAGCTAAGGCACGAGCACCTCTAGAGAGTGCTGCCCTGGGTTCAGCTACCAGCGGTGAAGATTATGCTGTATTAGCTAGACAGTTTAACCATCCAATCTATGGTAGTGTTCTAAAAGCTGTAGCAACTGTCAGGACTTCGATTAATGCAAATATTGTTGAAGTCTATTGTTTGGCTGCTGGCCCAGATAATGTTCCTGTTACACCAAGTTTAGGTCTCAAGAAGGGGTTAGAGACCTTCTTTGACGACATTAATGTGTTAACTGATGAAGTAAGGGTATTAGATGGGGCCATCAAAGCAGTTGATGTGAGGGCCAATATAATTATTAGTCGTAATGCAGATCCGACTAGTGTTAAGAATCAGATCAACAGTGTGATATCTGATTTCTTTCACATTGACAATTTTGATCTAGGTAAGCCTCTGTTCGTCAGTAGGTTGGTAGATGCACTGCATGATATTGATGGGGTCCAGTATGTTGACATATTTGAGCCAGCAGATAATATCCTGCCATCAAAACTTGACGCCACATCTACGTCAGAGAATCAAGTAGGGTTTAATGAATTATTAGTGTTGGGAAATACTCAAATTAAGCTCTACTTTGAGCCATCTCAGTCTTAATCAAGATCTGATATTACTTTGGTCTTTAATGAACGCAGGGCACTCGCTAAGAGTTTGGCAGCGTCATAAAAATGTCCACGGTAATATAAGGATGGGTTACCGTCTGGTGGGCTAAATACCACTGCGCAATTATCGATTCCATGTTTTTCAAATAGCTCCCCTAATTCTTTGTGGAGGGTGTACCAGGGGTGCTCTTCGGGGTTGTTAGTATTATCCATTGTATCTCACCGGTGTGATCGTGAAAGAAATCGACGCAGATACCGTATTTACGGTTTATCGCTGGCTACAATCTGCAATGCAAACTGCAGGAAGGAGTATAAAATTCCCTAAATGCAAAGATGTGACCAAAACCTATCAATACCGTTGGACTAAATTATTTGCAGAACGCTGCTATAATGAATTGGAATTAGATAATAAATTAGTTAAAGCATTAGTGTACGACATAGTCCGGTATGCTAAAAATCACCATATTCTTGATAAGGGTACCCAGATCTTATGTATGAATAATATTGTAGATATCTGCCACGATAGTATCCGTACCATGATCGATAATGAGGGATCCTTACTATATGAACTCAGGCGTTCAAAAACATTCCTAGATGATCATGGAAGTGGTGAACAATTGTTCAGGAAATTAGTAACTCCTGAGAATGAGGGAGGGTACCCTAATATTGTTATGTGGTATATGTCAAATGAGATTAGTAGGATTTATATTGCGATCTCAGAGCGATGCCAACATGCTATTGGGGCCCTAGCTGAAGAGGACCGAGGCGAAATTCCCAGTAATTATGATATGTTTAGGATATGCACTCAAGTTGTTACGTCCGAGACGATTGATGTTCTGCAGGGCATTCTTGGATCTGATCTTAGGGTCCCTCCCACTGCTCTTCGCAAATTATTCTAGATGTATATGATTGTTGGTTAATGATCTATATCGTTTAATGGTTGTTCAGAACCCGGTTCGGAGTATCTAGGACCGGCTTTTTTGGCGTTCATTTCGATATTGCAAAGATAGACCGGTTAGGCAATTGCAATGGATACTTCAGATCGCTCAGTAAAGCCTGTCCAAACCAGTACTGAAGTAAGTGACCAACGTACAGCATCCTACCTTAAATTAGGAATCCTTAGGTCTGTACAATTATGTATAATGGGCCGCCTTACTAAGCCGATCCGCACCTAACCATCATTAAAATAGAGGAAGGGAAACAGTATGGATAAACTGTCAGAGAGTGTTTCTGTCGATGAAATCAGGGAAGAAGATGTGCTTCCCTCTAACCAGTTAACAGCTATAAGTGAGTATACGTTTGTCACTAAATATGCTCGCTATGATGCTAAGAAGAAGCGCCGTGAAACATGGGATGAAACAGTAGACCGTGTACGCGACATGCATCTACAACGTTACGGCAACAAGGGCATTGAAGAAGACATCAAGTGGGCCTTTGAATGCGTCCGTAGGAAGGAAGTACTTCCATCAATGCGATCAATGCAATTTGGTGGAGAAGCTATTATCGCCAATGATGCTAGGATGTACAATTGTGCTTACACCCATGCTGACCGTCCTCGCTTCTTTAGTGAGGCCTTCTGGATGCTACTTTCAGGAGTAGGGGTCGGCTTTAGCGTCCAGAAGCAGCATGTCGCTAAACTACCAAAACTAATCGACCATCGCAGCCCTAATGAGAAGGAAATCTTCACTTATGTTGTCGGAGATACTGTTGAAGGATGGGCAGATGCACTTGACGTCCTGATGTCTACCTATTTCCAAGGCAGCCCCAACTCAGGTCGTGAAGTCTTCTTTGATTTTTCACGTATCCGCAGGAAGGGCACCTGGCTTAAGACCAGTGGGGGCAGAGCGCCCGGTGCTGATCCACTGCGCATTGCGCTAAAGCGCATTAAGCAAGTTCTACGTAGTGCCGTAGAGGCGCGTCAGGAACAGTTACGTCCAATTCAGGTATACGATATCGCTATGATGGCTGCTGATGCAGTAATTTCTGGTGGGATCCGCAGATCAGCAACGATCGCCATATTCTCCCATGACGATACAGAGATGATGACCGCCAAATCATTCTTTGCATCTGATGGTATGGTACTCTCCAATAAGCGCAAGGATGGTACCTGGTTGACAGAACATGGGGTAGCATGGAATCTTAAGCTCAAAGGTGGTTCAGAGCCACAGGCTGGTGATCGGTGTGATATCGGTTGGTTTAACACCATGCCCTGGCGTGGCCGTTCTAATAACAGTGTAGCTCTTCTTCGTGATGAATGCACTAAAGAACAGTTTAAAGAGATTATCTCTAATGCCAGGAAGTTCGGTGAGCCCGGATTTGTGTTCTTGGATAACCTTGATTATGGGTATAATCCATGTGTTGAAATTGGACTTAATCCGGTTGACATCCACACTGGTGAAGTTGGATGGCAAGTTTGCAACCTGACTGAAATTAACGGCGGTAAGATCCTGAACAAAGAGGATTTCCGGCGGGCCGTGAGGGCTGCCACCATTATTGGAACTCTCCAGGCTGGGTACACATACTTCCATTATCTTACTGACGTCAGCCGTAGAATTATTCGTAGGGAACGTTTACTTGGTGTATCTGTCACTGGTTGGATGGAGAACCCCGATGTTAGTCTACAGCCTGAATTACAACGTGAGATGGCTCAATATGCTGTTGAGGTTAACCGTGAGTTCTCTGCCAAGATTGGAATTGAACCAGCCGCTCGTGTAACTTGCACGAAGCCGTCTGGTAATTCATCTCTTATCTTGGGTACATCATCTGGTATCCATCCGCATCATTATTACAGGTATTTCCGTAGAGTGCAAGGTTCTAGTACTGAACAACCGTTACAATTCTTCAAACTCTTCAACCCTCAGGCTGTTGAATCCTCTGTATGGAGCCAGCAGGGTGAGGTAAAGGGGGAAGTCATAACATTCTGTGTTGAAGTCCCCAAGAGTGCTATGGTCAAGGATGATCTTGGGGCCATTGAATTCCTAAAGATTGTGAAGAGTACTTATGAAAATTGGGTACTTCCTGGAACAGCAATTCCTGAATCCAGTCCGGGCCTGACCCACAATGTTAGTAATACTGTTAAAGTGGCTCCTGATGAGTGGGACGCAGTATCAGACTTCATCTATGAGAACCGTCAATGCTTCTCTGGTATAAGCCTAATCCCAGCTGCTGGAGATAAGATCTATCAGCAAGCTCCTCTTGAGAAGATTGAGTCTCCTGAGGACATAAAGAAGTGGAATGAATTAGTAAAAAATTACAATTCTATTGATTGGGCCCAGTTTAGTGAGAATGAGGATTACACCCAGTTACTTGGAGAGGCGGCCTGTGCAGGCGGCGCTTGCTCTGTCTAGGATACTCACTAATCTCAGAGCTAGACTAGAAGAGGTTTTCTCCCCCGACACTGCCTATGGTGGTGTCGGGGGGCCAACCCCCTCTACTGGCCATTGTGCTGCAGTAGCCTTACTGATTCAGAGATTTTTAGGTGGTGAATTACTCTCCACTACCATACACGGACCTAGTCATTGGTTCAATAGGGTATGGTTTGAAGGATACTCATTTGATGTCGATCTAACTGGTGACCAATTTGGATATGAATCTGTACAATTAGCTCCAGAGGGAACACTTTATCACCCATACCGTTTCCGACTGATTAGTGAAGCTAATGAGGAGACTAGGCAGAGATCTCTTTTACTAGAGGAGAGATTAAATTACACTCCCTGTGTTGAATGTTATGCAGAAAACTCTGGTGGATATGTTCTTTGCAGTAAATGTTATACTGACCGTCAGGGTAGTAGTTAAGCAAGGGAATTGCCAGTATTCAGATAACCAGTTGAAACAGTATTGCCACCAGTGCTATTCTGGGCAACACATCCTACAATAACACCAAAAAGTCTACCTGCTGCACCGAATGGTAAATTAAACCCTCTGCCTGTGTTATTGTAGGCATTGCAGCCGATAATCCCCAACCACCATCCAGGATTCGAATGGACGAAACCATCGCCTCCGCAATTATCAGCTGAGCACCCTACGAACATACTATTCATTTCACTGTTCTCACTAAATGAGAAACCGTGACTACCGGCATTTTGTACCTTGCAATTAGTGACTGTAAAACCACTAGCAGTTATATCAAAACCAATACGTGAACTGGCCCCACCTGTTGGGAAATCAATATAGACATTTTTAAGAGTGCTGGGAGCATAGGATGCCCCACCACTAGCTGATATTCTTAGTACCGAGGCACTGCCAGTTCGACTAAAACTATCCATACCAACATTTTCTATGTTTATTGGTGAAGTAGAATTAATTAGCCGTCCTTGCCAGTTCGAAACTCCAAAGAAGCAATCTTTAATATGGGCTCTACGATTAGCACCACCACTTACAACAACCAGATCTTGAGTACCAGCGTGGGATCCCCAGAGGGAGATATTTTCAATACGGTTATTTCCCCCTGACATATTAATTAATGTAATATTGCTATTAACCTGCAGGATAGCTCCATAAGAAATACTACCAATACTACCACCACCACCCAGGCCAATTAATTGGTTATAGGAATTCATTTGAATAGCGGTGGACATGACTCCATAATTGCCTGGAGTAAGATATACTACATCATAAGTGCTCAGAGCAGTATTGATCTGAGCAGCAGTAACACCCGGGTTGAGGATTGTGAATGAACTCTCGATCAGACCCGACGCTGAGCTATTGATAGTAACATCCATCCGCTGTTGACCTGAATTATCAACGGCGGACATGGTTATCCCTGTGCCTTGGATAAGATTCATGGTTCCCCATACATCTGTTAAGGAGCCACCATCAATCTGGGCTCGTAGGCTCCTAGTGGGTCTACCACCTCTGTTTAATGAACGTGCCATAATTTATTTTTATGTGTGATTTACAAAGGGACGGCCAGCGTATACTGTTTCAGTCACATCCACGGTCGTCTCTATTACGACAAAGTAACGACCCTCCCCTACAGGTTGATCTGTAAAATCTGTTCCATTTGTAAGCATATAGACGGTACGGGAGGCTGGGGCACTTAAGGTACCACTATCATAAGATAAGTGTGCACTAGTGGCTCCCTCAACATATAGTCTTAATTTGAATTGGCCAGTGCCCTTTATTGGTATTTGGATTTCTGTTATCGCGGTCTCAGTGGGGGCCAGGCGGCCCTCATAAAATATATGTACTTCACTAGTGCCCACAAGTGAAGTCACAAAATCCCAGGCCTGGAAATCGCCGTTAATATCTGGTGGATCTGTATCAGCATCCACATCACCAGATATTAATGAGAATACTGCGGTGTGTAATAATCTCCATCCTGCAGTCGGTGGTTCAAAGGATGGGAATTGTGCTCCGGCTGTGACTACATCGCCGGGATTGGCTCCATCCTGAGATAATTGGTCTGCTCTTGGGCCTGGCATGGTTTCTTACAGTAGATTTAATTTCCAGGGAGAATTAACGAACTATATCTGAGTTTGGTTCTGAACTCATTAACTATATTGAGCGGCAGATCATGCTCCCGTAGGAGTTTCTCATAGTATCTTTCCTGGTACCAAGCGGCCATCCGGAGGTATCCATTTGGATCAAGAGCAAATCGGAATTCTGCATTAGGCATGGCTGTCCTCAAGAGTACTGCTAATTCATCAGCACTCTCGGATTCAGGTTGATAGCGATAACCCATACTTATAGTTACTCCGGTATTTGACGGAGATGCTAGCGATCATCAAGGATAACCAATGGATTCATATGAGACAAGTAGTAGGGGATATAGAATCCCTACTAGTGGACCATTTTAGTGTTAAGCACAAACGGGCTCAATTTATTGATGTTGAACAGCAACACTGGGATGGATGGTATCGTAAGTATGATCAGAGTAAACAGAGGTTGGCTCTACCCCTACTACAAGAATTAAAGGAATTTGCAGTAAAGCATAATATTCCACTTGAGATCCAAGACCTACGGGAAGCACCCCCTATTAAACCAGACTTATCAGTGATCAAGCCAGATATGTTAGGGGGTATTACCCTACAGGAGCATCAAATTAGAGCTATACAGGCAGCCTGTGAACATCCTATTGGGTTGATTTCAGCTGTGACGGGTGCCGGAAAGTGTCTTGGTAAAGGCACTCCCGTGATGATGTATGATGGAAGTATTAAGCCAGTTGAGGAGGTGGTAGTTGGAGATTTACTGATGGGTGATGACTCCACCCCACGCTCGGTTTTGAGCACCTGTCAGGGGCGTGAGGAGTTATATAGGGTCCACCAGAAAAATGGTGACCCATATGTAGTCAATAAATCACATATCCTGTCTGTTAAAGTCACACCTAAGTACAAGGGTGAGGCCCATCAGAAATTAGATATTTCTGTAACTGATTATCTGCACACCAACAGCGGTTTTAAACACCGCGTTAAGGGGTATAAGGTACCAGTACAATATCCTGCTAAAACTGTACCATTTGATCCCTATCTGTTAGGGTTATGGCTTGGAGATGGTGTTGCCACTGATTTGCAATTCTCAGTTGGTGAACGAGATATAGAAATAGTGGAATATCTCCAAAATTATGCCACATCGATCGGACAGGTTCTAGTAAAGTACCCTGATGAACGGGAGGCAGCAGACATATATGCAATCCGTCTCTATGCAGGAGTTAAGGCGCCCAGGGATTACATTCCCCTGACGGAAAACCCCCTGCGCAGAGAATTCAAGCAGTTAGGGCTGCTAGATAATAAACATGTACCAGAAATATTCAAGTTTAATGATAGGGAAATCAGACTTAAATTGTTGGCTGGCTTCATAGACGCGGATGGTGATGTCCATCCGCGTAAGGATTATGTGGCAATTACCCATCGACCTGGTCGACTCATCAACGATATTGCCAGTATTGCCCGGTCACTTGGATTCCGTGTTAGAGTAACCAACAAGTATCGTAAATGCACTACAACAGGTAAGGGAGCTATATATACTAATGTAGGTATATCAGGAAATATCTCTTTAATCCCGTGCCTACTCCCGAGGAAACGGGCCGATGCACGGCGGATAACCAAGGATCCATTAGTATGTGGGATTTGGTTAGAATCTCTTGGGGTCGGACCTTACTATGGATTCCAGATTGATGGTAACCGCAGATTCCTGCTAGGAGATTTTACCGTCACGCATAACACTGAGATCATGGCTGGGATAGTCAAGGTTTATAATTGTCCTACTGTGATCTTAGCTGATCAACGGGTGGTGATTGAGCAGATTAAGCAGCGTCTAGAACTACGTGATATTGTAGATGAGGTAGGGTTATTCTATGGTGGTGAGACTCCAAGTGGGCAGATGGTAGTAGTGGGATCTATTGCGTCTCTGACTAGTCCACCTAGTTCATTAGCTCAGAAGGATTTTAAGAGGTATAAGAAGCGCAAGCAGAATGCAGAAAATTTTCAAGAGATAGTCAGGAACGCCGGTCTACTGTTAGTAGATGAGGCGGATAAGGCCACTGATAAGCGGTATCGTAGATTGTTTAAGAACTACTTCCAAGGCAGATATAAATTTGGGTTCAGCGGTACTTGCTTCGATCCCGAGAAGCCAGTTGAAGCCCTAGTTCTTAAGGAGAATCTTGGATCAATAATTATTGATATTGGCCGCAGGGAATTAGAAGAGGCTGGCAGGATTATTCCTATTAAAGCCTATATGATTGCTGTGGGGGCTGATGGCGATAAGTATGATCGGACAATCTATGATGTCGCTGAAAAGGAGTGTATGATTGACAATCAGGAATTCCACCGGACCGTCAAACAGATTGTCGACGGATTCCCCAATGATCGAACACTCATCTTGGTTGACACAAACAATGTTGAACTCCTGGGTGTGGCACTGGAGAAAACAATTCCTGGGTCTAAATTCATCTATGGTAAGACATCTAAAACCGTCCGCCAAAGAGCTATCAAGGAGTTCGAAGATGGAGAATGCAAAGTACTCATCGGAGGACGAATCCTCAAACGCGGTTTGGACCTTAAGGGTGGGGTAGACAACCTTATTGTCTGCGGTAATGGTAAATTGACTTCAGACTTCGACCAGAAGGTTGGAAGAGCAGTTAGGCAGAACTCCAAAGGATGGGCAAGATTATTCTTCTTCTTACATCTTAATAATTACTACCTATATAAGCATAGTAAAATCCAGCTCCAAAATGTTCTTAGGCTGGGGTATGGTACCCAAGTTATTGTGAATGGTAAACAGATTGATGGGCAGAAGTTTGTATCATCTAAATTCAAGATTCCTAAATAATTCTGTCAAATATAAGTATTATCCTGTGTACATAACCGGGATAGTACTTATATGCCCCCAAAAAAGTCAAACAAGATCCAATCGTCACCCAAAGTCGATATTTACTCTGATGATGAAGACCTTGAACCAATTGATGGGGATGAGGTCGAAACCACAGATGACATAATAACTCCATATGATGACCTAGATATCGATGATGATCCAGATGCAGATATTATTGAAGATGAAGAGGAAGATGGGTCTGAAGATGAAGAGGATGAACGTTCCTCAGTTAAAATAGAACCCATCACCTTCAGCGAAATAACCAGACCTATCGATCCTTCCCTCCCTAAGAATTATTATTTCGACAATAATTATGTCGAGAAATTACTTACTGAATATGTTAAAGGGGGATGTACTAATGTAAAACTTCGTGACGAGATAATGAGTAATGCAGAAGAACTCATTAAACAGATTATCCGTACACACAAATTACATCTAATCACCAACGGGAAAGAAGGCACCGCCTTTGGAGACTTATATCAGTTAGCTTGGGTACAAATAGAATCATCACTATACAAATTCGATTATCGACCTGGTCATACCAAGGTTTTTAATATGTGGTCACAGGTAGCAAAAACTGTGATGTTAGCCCATATTAAGAAAGAATCTAGAGATAAACGGAATTATGGGGCATACAAAGAACATCTAGATGGCCGCCATCGACCAGCCTCCTATAAGTTCCAAAGATTTCTAGAAGAGGCCAGAGAAGTTTGTAAGCATCATACCAGCTATTCCAAAGTCTTAGATGCTATAGAATGGTTATTTGAGTATGACCCAAGACCTTATGATGGACTGATCGATAAATTAGTACGGCGTAGTGGGTTAACTAGGACCAAGGTCTCATCTTTCCTACGGATGATCAGACTAAGAAGTTATGAATTTACTGATGCCCCCCTTAGTGAGGAATTACCCCAACAGGACCATAACAAATATAGGGTAATTCATACTAATTATGACCCGGATGAAGACTAGGGGGTCCCGTGGATCAGCAAACACCTCATCATGAGGTAGAAGATTTCGAAAAAGTAATAGAATTACCATCTAACCAGTTTGCTATCGTCGACGCTGATGTAGTCAGACATCTGCAAGTTCCCAATGCTAAAGATGCTGTATTTATTACTACTAAACGGAGTCCCTCTGAGAAGGGTCTTAGATTCAAGATAACTGGACGATACGATGATGCCACACTTCGTGAGCTAAAAATAGAACCTGCTATGGAGGAAAATACACCTCCCCAGGAACCAGTCCAAGAAGCCGCCATCACAGGGCATGACCATGGTATTGATAAGGTCACTAGAAAACACACCAGTGTAAAGGGACTCCGGCGTAATCGTAATAAGAAATATAGCAAATATGGAGGGGGAGTAATGGATCAACCAAATCCCACCCAAAGAGTGGTTCCACGTCGCAACGGCGCGAAGAATTCTAACTATGGACAGCTACGTAAAGGAAAACGTGAAGGCACCATTAACTGTGCCATTGAATGTCTCAACGCTAAAAGGGATGGTGCACTCAATGCTGAATTCCTGAAGGGCATCAAAGACAAGCATGAGGTTAAAACCCTCTTGGGTGAGATGCTCACTCAATGTGTTGAGGGAAATGCTAAGATCAGACCACACTTTGATCTAATTTATGAGACATATAGTGCTATTTCTACAGTACTGAATGAATCCATTGATACAGAAACAAGTACTATAGAGAGGTTGGTCGAGGAGGCTTTCTATGAGTCAGACACCCAATGAAGAGCCTAGGGATGAATTAGCTGATATCCTAAAATCTATTGATGATGGGTCCAACCCTCTACAGGGGCCTGATCCACCGGCCCCACTTATAGATGTCTCCATCGATGATAAGCCAAGTAACAACCCCGGGAAACCATTAGTACAGGCGGATACGCCTAAGGTAGTTAATCCACAACCCATAGAATCTAATCCTGATATCGGGCAGATCTATGGTGAGAAATTCCGCCGTGCTCTAGACCTAATCGGAAATATTGCCGAGGATATCCTGGCTAACTGTGTTAAAGACAGAAGCCAGATTCAAGATGTCATTGATCATTACTACGATATAGTTACAGCAGGCGGAAAAGTCTCCCCTGCTTACGTTGAAGGATTGGTTCAGGCAATTAAGAATAAGTCAGAGATCAGCTTAACTGCAGTCCGGACCTTAGATTCACTTACTAAATTCTTATCAGTTAGTAAGGGTAATGAAATGCTGGTTAATCAGATGAATGTAAGTTTTGATGTTGCTGAACTTACTAAGCTCCTGGACCAGAATGAGTTAGAAGAGAAGAAACGTAAGAAGGAATAATGAGTAAGAAGCTTGATCCTGTATTATTGGAAGTAATCAAGAAATGTAGGGTAGACCCAGCATTCTTCATTGAGAGCTTCTGCAAGATCGAGCATCCCAGTGCAGGAATTATTCCATTCAGACTCTGGGGGTATCAGAGGCGATGCTTAAAATCATTTAAGGAAAATAGGTTTAATATCTTCCGTAAGTGCCGTCAGTCTGGAATCTCAACATTGACGGGAGCATTTGCACTTTGGTTAGCGATGTTCTATAACAACAAGACAATTCTTATTGTCTCAAAGCGCGATGATGATGCTAAGAACTACCTGCGCAGGAACGTCAAACTCATATACGAGAATCTTCCAGAGTGGATGCGAGCCATGTGGGTTCCCATGGCCATCAATGAACACACTCTCAGCTTTACTAATGGGTCAATTATCAGGAGCCTAACTTCAAGCCCAGATACTCTGCGCTCCCATGCGTCCTCCTTAAATATCATAGACGAGGCGGCATTCATCGATAAGATGGAAGTGATGTGGCTCGGTGGATGGTCAACGCTCCAGCACGGTGGTTCTGCAATAATTATTTCGACCCCCAAGGGTGTTTCTAACTGGTATTATAAGACCTGGCGTGGGGCAATAAATGGTACCAATGGTTTCAATCCCATTAATATCAATTGGTGGGATATGGATTGGAAGATTGAATACCTGAACCCACACAGTAAGAATATATCCACCATATGTCCCACCAATGGTCTTAAGGCATTAGAGAAGAAAGATGATGTTGAGAAGTATGGACCATATTGGAGTCCATGGTTGGAGGAACAATATCGGGAACTAACCAGTAAGGGTGGGGACACTGGTTTCCGTCAGGAGGTATTGGCTGAATTTATCGGTACTGGTGAGACTGTTCTTAGCAGAAATGCTCTCCTATATGTCCAGAAGGGGTTAAGTGAAGTCTACCAAACTATTGGTAAACTAGATTATTATAATCCTGCCAATGAAGATAGAGATGTCCTCGACTTCGAAGGACGCCTACGTGTCTGGAAACCACCCTATAAAGGTGATCCTAAGGCTCCAGACCTAATAGATCGTTATCCACATATTTATGTGCTTGGAGCTGACCCCGCTGGCGGTGAATCCCATGACTTCAGCGCAATACAGATATTTGATATCACTACTCAGGAACAAGTAGCTGAATTACAAATTAGAGTATTGCCTAGGATATTCGCCAAAATGATTGACCTACTGGGTAGGATGTACAACCAGGCAATGGTAGTATGCGAGCGTACTGGTATGGGACAACCAGTATGTCAAGATCTAGATCACTATATATGCTATCCTAATCTATATCGTCAGAAGAGGAATTCTAACACAGTCGGTTTCCCAACTACCAGTCCTACAAAGCATATACTAGTTAAACAATTAGTGGATAATGTAGGGGAAAATGGGTACCAAATCAATTCTGATCGGTTATATGATGAATTTACCATTTTCGTCAATCTCCCCAATGGACGTTATGGGGCCGAGCCGGGAACAGGAAACACGGACGACTTAGTGATGGCCACCGCTCTGGCAATGGTAGGGATCGAGAATGCTATTCAAGCTAGTGGTAGTGCATTAATTCCCATCCATGCAATGGGGTTTGGTGGTGAGGGTGGGGGTGACGCCCTACAGAGACAGAAGGAATTCGCTTCACTTGGTGGTAAGAATGCGATGCTGCCCATCAATGTCAATTCAGAGGCATTCACTGGGAAGGCTAAAGTCAGTGATGAACTTGCTAGGTTTACTATGCAGTTGGGTGGAATCCCAGTTCAAAAAGAAACTAGGCAATTACCAAATGGGCAGATCCAGGATTCAGTTAGTATGAAGAAGAATATTTTGAAATTCTTCCGGCGATAGTAAAAATAAATACAGTGGGTAAATGAGCTTCCAACTATTTGATCGTATAGCTGCGTTCTTCAGGCAAGCGAACATCTTCCGCCGGGAGAACTTGTTCATCGATCAATCGTCCCTAGATAGAATTACTGCCGACGGTGAATTCTTAAATTTCAGTCAGCAGAATGCCCTGTTAGAACAGACCAACCTACAAATCAACCGGTTGGAACGTTATAAAGACTTCGACCAAATGGACGAGGTTGGAGTAATTCAGTTAGCATTAGACATCTATGCTGACCAGGCTAGCCTGATTGACCCAGAATTAAAACATTCAGTAGCCATAAAGGCTAAGAGTAAAAGGGTTAAAAGGGTCCTGGAGAAATTATTTTACGATACACTTCTCATGGATAGCACTCTGCGGCCCATGATCAGGTATCTCGTAAAGTACGGAGATTGTCCAGCTGAGATAGTACCTACTAAGAATCGTGATGGCGTCATGAGTTTAAAATTCATGAATGTCTATAACTTCACCAGAATTGAGACCAGGTATGGTGATCTAGTAGGGTTTTTCTTCCAGGACCAACTATCATCCAATCCAGTATTCCTCCACCCATGGCAAGTGATGCATCTAAGGTTGACTTCACTGGAGAATATTTATCATCCATATGGTAGATCTATCCTAGATGGGGCACGCAAGCACTTTAAACAGTTGAGGTTGATGGAGGATGCTGCATTAATTTATAGGATTACTCGTGCTCCAGAGAAGAGGGTCTTTACTATCCCAGTGGGTAATATTCCCACTTCTGAGGTTCCTCAATATATTGAGTTGATTGCTCGTCAGTTTAAGAAAAAGCGGTTCTTCGATCCTGCTACTGGCGACGTCAATGAACGGTGGCACCCTCTAATTCAGGAGGATGATTTCTGGCTACCACAACGTGCAGATGGTACAGGACCAACTATTACTACACTTCCCGGAGCTGAGAATCTTGATGATATTAAAGATATTGAATACTTCAAGAAGAATATGGTCTCGGCGCTTAAAATCCCGTTCAATCGTGTCGGACTTGGTGAAGGTGGTGAGGGAGAGCATAAATCGGTAGCTCAAGAATCCCCAGAATTCGCTACAGCTGTACAATTCGTACAACGTGAAGTAGCAATGGGTTTAAAGAAAATTGCTATAGTTCACTTAGCACTCATGGGCTTCAATGAACGAGATATTAGCGAATTTGAAGTCTACCTTACTGCTTCATCTGCTATAGATGAATTATATCGCATTGAGACCTGGAATTCTAGGGCTGGTGTTATCGCTCAGTTAAATGAGACTGGATTGTTCCCACGTCGATGGTTGCTCCAGCATTTCACAGATCTGACTGATGATGAGATTCGTGAGATGGAGGAAGAGGCTGAAGCTACTAGAGCTCTTGAGATGGGGTTAAGTGGCATAGGAGGGGATCTAGGCGGTGGAGGATTGCCTCCGATTGGTGGAGGGGCTGGTGGGTTACCCCCACTACCTCCAGAAGAGGAATTACCCCCACCCCCTGGAGAATTAGCCCCACTATCGCCAGATGCGGCCGGAGGGATTCCTGCTGGACCCCCTGGGGCACCAGGTATACCCTCCGCAGGACCTGGGTTGCCTGAAGGATATGATGCTGACCTTGAGCAAGCTGTGTTGAATGAAACCAAGGGGCGCGGCCGTAGAATAATTGAGGATAAGACTCCAGCTCTATGGCGCGGTGTGAATTCTCCAGTGTTAAATAGTGGGTTCAATTATCTGCTCAATAATAATGAGTTGGATGGTCTGAACAATGATCCATCAGTTGACCTTACTAATGAGGATTTTAGTGAGGATGAGAAACGTACTCTTCTAGTCGAAACTACTTTACCTGAGGACGTTCGACAAGAAGCGATTGATGAGGTAAGAAATCTTCTTCTCGGAAACCTTGACTCTGGTGAGGATGAGGTTGAAGATGATGAGATTACTATTGCTGATCTTCCAGGTTGATGACAAAAATACTTTGATGAGGTATACCTATGGGTGCTCCTAACCAGAATCCAAATACAAGCCCAGTGTTGATGGATGCCAGGAAGTTTGTAAGGCACATCAACAGTGGTGCAGCCGCTAAACTGAAGTTCTTTGAAGAAGCTGTTGCACGTCTAGGGCAAAATGCCGGGCGCAACCTCCGCCTCACAACAGTGGATACTAGCTCACTGATTTATGAGGATGTTGAGCGCAATCGTTACTACCTAGCTGAGATCAAGAAGGGTACTGGAGGCCAGATATCCTTTGAAAACATCCGTCCAATTCAGATTGTTGAAGAGGAAAAGGGTGCACAGTTCAATAAGAACTGTCTTGATCTTGTAGAATCAATTGCTGCTGATAAGTACAAGGATGCTGACCGCACCTTTGGACGTATTGAGAGCCAGCGGTACCGTTCTAAAGTAATCCCTGAGAGCACCTGGATTACCCTTAAGGATGGAATCGCTCGCAAAGTCCCAGTTGACTCACGCATTGTCAAGGAAGGTAACGTCCAGCGAATTGTCAAGCTCTTCCTAGAGGCTGTGAGCGATAATGTCCAAATCGACAAGGGTCGAATTGTTCGTGGTACAGTCAGCGAGTCATCTAAGCGGTTCGTAGTACCCATCAATGAATACACCCGTCGGCGCCTAGTCGCTCGTCATATGAGGACTGTCGCTGAGAGTGCCTATAAGAGCCCATCATTCCAGAATCTAGTAGTGGAAATTGCCTCACTAGTCTGTGAAGGTAAGGTAGCCGAGGCCTGCAAGTTAGCAGCTAAGTTCCTCCGTGAGGAGCAGGAATTCTGCATGCTAGATACTAAGGGTATGCAAGCCCTAGTCGAGAATACCCTGGCTGTCCGTGGTGAATTCAACGGTATGCTGAGCGAGGATGTGACAGCCCTACTCATCAAGACCAACCTTAAAGTCAATAGGGACACAATCCTAGAAGCATGGACAAGAGCAGCCCAGAAGGCTGAGAACGCTAGTCTTCTGCACAATGTTGATGTGTTAGGTGAGTCTGAGGATTTCGAGAATGATTTCAACGAATTCCTAAATCTAGTCTTCAATGAAGACAAGAGCACCAAAGAGACCCGTGCTAAGGTCTATGGTAAATTCCTAATGGATGTCAAGGATGCCATTGAGAATATTAAGGATGAGGACGAGGATCTAACTACTTCAGTTGAAGAACTACAAGATCTAGTGGATCGTCTCCAGGGGCCTGAGCCAGATGATGCTGCAATCAGGCAAGCTGAGGAAATTGCTTCACAGATCAGCGATACTCTCCTAGATCAGCCAAAGGACCTAGAGGACTTCGACGCCGAGCCTGAGGGCGAGGATATGGGTGATGAGGGCGCCGAGGGTGATGAGGCTGAGGTAATGCCACTCCCTGAGGTGGGCGGTGAAGAGGAAGAGGACATGGGCGGTCTCCCACCAATGCCAGGTGAGGAAGAGGAGCCAATGGGTGAGGAGAGCGGTCTCCCTCCAATGCCTCGTAAGAAGAAGCCAATGCCCCCAATGGGTGGAATGCCTGAGTCAGTTCAGCCACAATTCACTCCAATTGAGAAGATGTCCCTCCCAGACCTTGTCGAGGAGCTTGAGGCTTGGAAACTCCACGGCGATACCTATATTGCTGAGGATGGATATCAAGATTGCAGTTCCCAGATGCGGCGTTATGTCAAGCGTTGCCTAGCAATTGGACCAACAGCTGATAATCTACGTGAACAGTTTGAAGATATGAGAGATCAGATCATTGAGACTGGCACGACTCCATTTATGGAGAGTGTAGAGGATAATGATCCATATGCTGGAATCCTCAGCGATGTCTTTGGTTCACCAAAGAGCAAGGATCCAGAGGGGGATCCAGCTTTCTGGGGCCGTCAAGTTGCCCGTGAGAGCAGGATTAACCGTGATTACCGTCACGTAGTTGCTGAGGAAGGTCAGCCATATTCTGATGCTCTGGTTGATCAGGGACTCGATCCAGCCGGTGATCCACTACACATGGATGACCTCCAGGGTGAGGGTGGCGTAGCTGATAAGACCCCAACTAAGTCCGATGGACGTGGAGTTGGTGGTGAGAAGGGTGGCTATGATCAGTCACAGCGTGGATCAGGTGTCCAGAAGAAGGGCCTAAAACCAGTCGATGGGCGCAAGGGTGATGTATCAGCCGCTCCTGGCCATGTGAAGCCTGAGAAGGGTCTGAGGATGGACGATCTCCAGGGCGGTGGTGGCGTTGCTACCAAGGGCCTGAAGACATCTGATGGACGCAAGGGTGGAACAGTTGCCGAAGCCTCAGAAGGCAACGCAGGCATGATCAAGGGTGGTAAGGGTGTTGGCCTCAGGATGGATGATCTCCAGGGCGGTGGTACTGTCCAGGATAAGTCCGTTACCAAGGGCAAGACCAAGGATACCAGCGGTGGAGCCGGTACCGCCGACAATTATGCTATGAAGGGCGGAGACCTAAAGGGCGCTAAGCTCCGCATGGATGATCTTCAGGGCAAGGGTGGGGTATGCAAGAAGCACCCTGAATCCAATTGTCACTGTGATCCAATGGGCAATGTAGACAACGAGGGCGACGTAAAAGACGCCAAGCGTGGTGACGCCCATAAGATGGGTCAGAAGGGCAAGGGAGTAGCCGAGGGACTCTCTCCTGAGGAAATTGCTGCTCTGATTGAAGAGGAGCAGTTGGATGAGGCATGGGGCCCTGGCAACAAACTCTATGATTACCTTGAGAAGAATGGTAAGCTAAAGGGCAAGAAAGCAGCCGAGAAGAAGGATGAGGGTGGAGCGTCTAAGGCTCCAGTCGAGGCCGACGAAGGTGCTGCTGAAGAGGAAGTTGAGGAGAGTCAGTATAAGGGTCCATCCCGTAAGTTCCGGCAGCGTGGTCTGAAGAGGGCTGCTCTAGTTGCTAAGGAGTCTGAGGGCGACCTTGATGATATCTCTGAGCTCGATGCAATTCTTGATGCTCTGAATGAGAGTGGTGAACTCTCTGGTGAGAGTGGCGAGGTTGTGGAAGAAGCAGTTGAGGATATCCCATCCGCTGATGATGGTGTCGAGCCAGATGATGAGGATGAGGCTCCTGCTGAGGAGATGACTGAGGATGTTGATTTAGAGTCACGTCTGGATCAAGCTCTTAATGAGGAGTCTTGCCAGTGCCCCAAGACTGGTGAGTGTGGTGCAGATTGTGCCTGCTCAAGTGATTGTGGATGCAAGGGCAAGTAAGGAGTTAGCCGATGAGTGCACTAATTAATAGGTCAGTAGTTGCTAGGACTGGCGAACTTGGTAGCCATCGGCTACTCCAAGACTCCATGCCTCTTGTTGTGATGGATAAGCGTACCGTGATGTCTGAGGATGTTCATGGTCAGAAGTCCCCAGTTATTAGGCTTACAGGTCAGTTCCAGAGGGCTGGTCAGCCTAATGCTAATGGTAGGATTTATCCTCGCAATGTGCTCTCTCATGCTGTTAGTGAGGTTCAGGAAGATATTAAGGCTAGGCGTGTTTTAGGTGAGTTTGATCACCCGCCTGATGCTAAGATACACCTCGATCGTGTGTCACACCTTATCACGAAGTTGTGGATGGAGGGTGATACGGTCTTCGGTGAGTGTGAAGTTCTTGAGAAGACCATTATGGGTCAGCAGCTCAAGGCACTCATTGAAAGTAATGTAACTATTGGTATCTCTTCCCGTGGTGTTGGTGATATGGAAACTACCCGTTTTAAGGGTGAGGAATATTATCAGGTTATGCCCGGGTATACTTTCGTCACGTTCGATATTGTGGCTGAACCTAGTGTTCATGGTTCTTATATGTCTGTGATGGAGAGTAAGAATCGGCTCGCTGGAGTACGCAATCGTAAGGGCGAGCGTGAGAGTGCTATTATTGTTGAGACACGTAATTTCCTGAAAGGGCTTTAATAAAAATGACGGTTCTTAATCAAAAAATTACTTTAGATGCCATTTGTGCAAAAATAGGCACGGAGGTTCCTCTCAATGGATAAGCTTAGGAATCTACTGAAGCAGTTGGGTGGGAGCGATGACCTCGTAGACCAAATAAGCGAGGAATTCACTCACTATGCTCAGGCTATTAAAGAAAAGTATGAGCATGAATTCAAGGCTAAACTTGCGAATGCTAAGCAGGTTTGTCTTGAGGAAGTTAACAAGGAAAAGGCAGCTCTTGCTCGCAAGGTTGCAGTTTACCTTGAATCTAAACAGGAGACTATTGAGAAGGCAGCCGAGAAGCAAAGGCTAAATGAGGAGACCGAAGCCACCAACACACTACGCCGCCTTAAGGCATTGGTAGAGGGTGTTGACTTTGATAGTGGTCAGAGTCGGGAACTTCAGGCCGCTCGCAGTAAGATCGAGAGATTGACTGCTGCTATTGGTGCTCTCAAGGAAGAGCGTAATGTGGCTGTCAAGAAGGCGAATGATGCCAATGGAATTGCCCTAAAGGCCCTGAAGCAGAATCGCATTCTTGAGAGCAAGTTGACAAGTGGGTCAGTGGTAACTGAATCTGGTGGTCAGGTTCAGAATGCAGCGCCAACTGCCCCAATTAGTGAATCTGCCTCAAAGGCTCCGTCCAAGAGGTTAGATACTAATCGTCGTCAAGCACAACCAGCGGCCTCAACCAGGCAAACCCTAGTTGAGAACCAAGTTCGTTCACCCAAGAAGAACAGCGGCCCAGTTGATGATCGGATCAACAACATCGCCGCTGCTATCGAGGAATAATCCACCTTAAGGATTAATAGGAGACAATCATGGCTACCCCAAACAAGCGTCTAATGACCGAGGACTACCGCAGTCAGTACCTGATGAAGGAGTCCAAGAAGAATGCAAGCGTCAAGAAGTGGGCCCCAGTTCTCAAGAAGTGCCGTGAGGTACCCCGCGAGAAGTTCGGCCTCATGGCTGCAATTCTAGAGAACCAGTTCAATGCTTGGGATCCTAAGCAGAGGAACCGGGTACTCTTCGAGGATGCAACCACAACTGGTGACATTGCTGACTTCACTCGGTTTGCACTTCCACTAATCCGTAAGTCATACCCAAAGCTCATCGCTGACAACCTCGTTGGTGTTCAGCCAATGAGCCAGCCAGCCAGCCTGATCTTCTACATCCGCTATCGTTACGCCCTCAACAAGGGCCGCACAATCGCGGGTACCCAGATCATGCGCCAGAACACGAGCCAGAACTATGCTCGTCAGAATGGCTGGGCCCTCGACCCATTCTACAGCTCACAGGTTGTAAAGGGTGAGGATCTAGCAGTCGGTGGTGGTGGTACAACCATCACTGGTACTCTGGCTCACCGTCCAGTACTCGCTGGAACCGTCGTTGTCAACGTTTACGCTGCCGACGCCGACGCCTGCGAAGAGCCAACCCCAATCCTCCAGGTAGGGTTCGACGCTGACGGTAATCCAGACGTAATTCTGGTAGGTGATGCAACCGGCGTGACAGTTGACGATAGCACGACTGGTGCTACCCTCTTCGACCACAGCACCGGTGCTGTAACCATCACCCTCGCCACTGGTACCCTACCAGCTGGTGCTCTGGCTCGGGTTGACTACGAGTTCGATCTTGAGAACAACCCATTCCAGCCAGAAGTGACCATGAGCATTGACAGCGACTCAGTTGCTGCCATTACTCGTAAGCTGAAGACCAGCTGGTCACTAGAGGCCGCTCAGGACCTCAAGTCAGTACACAACATTGACGCCGAGAGCACCCTGACCGACCTGATGGCCGATGAGATTGTTGCTGAGATCGACCGTGAAATCATCAACGACCTGATTATCGCCGCTTCAGTCCGTGCGAACCACAACTTCGCCACGGGTGCCGGTGCCTCAGTGAACTTCACTGACCGCAACATCGCGCTCCTTTACAAGGTGCTTGAGGTTGCTAACATCATCCACCGTCTGACCCTCCGTGGTCCAGCGAACTGGATGGTCACCAGCGCCGATATCGCCAGCAAGTTTGAGCAGCTGAACGACTTCCGTGGTTCAGACGCCATGACCCAGGATGGAATGGACATCGGTATCACAACCGCCGGTTCAATCCAGGGCAAGCTCAAGCTCTACAAGGATCCACTCTTCCCGAATTGCAAGATCCTTATGGGCTTCAAGGGCAGCTCAGTGCTCGACAGTGGTTACTTCTACGCTCCATATATCCCACTGCTCAGCACTCCAACAGTTCTCGACCCACACAGCTTCACGCCAAACAAGGGCATCATGACCCGTTACGGCAAGAAGCTCATCGAGGACGGCGGTCTCTACTACGGCGTAGTTACTGTTAGCAACTTGTAACTAACACAATTTGCCGTCCTTAAAGCCGGATCCTTTGGGATCCGGCTTTTTGTTGGTATTCGATTCGGACGAGGGAATGTGTTATGGCGTCATTAGGCAAACCTACTAGATGTATAACTGAGGGGTGCATTGGCTTGGACTTCACGAAGGAGTCCAAGCCAGAGCGGTGGATTTGCGCTACATGTAAGCGTGTGGTCGCGGAGCGTCCAAAACGCGAAAGTGGCATATGTAGAGCATGCGGAATTAGTAGAGAACAGGTCGAATTCGCTACTCGGAAGAATATCTGTAAACCGTGCTTTAGTGAGGAACAGCGTCAGTACCGAGAGGATAACCAGGATAAACTCAAGGCATATCGCGACAATTACTTTAAGAATTTGGATCAGGAAGTCCGTTGGCAAAGAGTGAAGTCCTCGATTGAGCGCTCCCCGGAGTCCTTTTTGGCCGATCAGCTTTACCACATACGATCGCGTAGTAGTCGTCCGGATCATCCGCCAAACTCATCTGACTCCGCCAAGCGCGAGGTGGATCTCGACCGTTCTTATTTGTTGAGTTTATGGAATCAGCAGCAGGGTAGGTGTGCTATTACTGGAATCCCAATGCTCCATCAGTTCGGTGACCCTCGGTCTGCATCCATAGATCGGGTTGATTCGTCTAGGGGTCACGTTAAAGGGAATATTCAGATTATTTGTTTAGCAATTAATCGGATGAAACATACAATGAGTAATGAACAAACATTAACTTTCCTCCAGGAGATATCCGAGTCATTAGCCAGGAAGGGATCTATAATGTAAAGATACATCAATGAAACTCTCAGTACTGCTAGCAGAATCATCAATCCTGCTACTTGAGAATTATGAAAAAGAATGGGTCCGATATTTTAGAAATGGTGGATTCCAAGACACCCGCCAGACCCTACACTTCTCATCAGCAGATAAAATGGGTATAGACCTATTCTACGGCGGCGGCAAGAAATTACAAATCAAATCATCAATAAAGTACGGCATCAAGCATGTTGCTACTTATATATTCCAAGTCTCTCAACTACAAATCAATGCACAATTCGTCCCACTAGTGATTGGGCCTCCCCCAGGGTCAATAGATGCTAAAGCATTAGATGCCATACTACAAAGGGATAAGTGTTGGGTCAATAGTGTATCAGTGGATATTCGACAGCCAGAGCAAATATCATCCTTGGTTGACCTCGCCAAGAATGCCGAGAGATTAGCTGTAACCCTAAGAGAGAATCCCTCAAAATTCTACTATGATCTCATAGATCTATTACCACATAATTTTATTATTGACCTTATGGAAGGCTTCCCTGAACACAGTAATAAGTATATGGAGATTAAGGAGAGGCATGACAGTGCCTCACAGACAAACACAAATACCAGGGGATCCATCCAGCAGGTTTCCAGAAGGGATTTACAGGTTCTTCAGGGGAAACCTGCTGATGTTCCCTGGGCTACCTGGTTAGCCGCCAGCCCCCGCCAGAAAGCAACAATGAAAGCCAAGGCGTCAGCTCGGTTACCTGTTCAACCCGAACCCACTCCTCAGCCTGCTCCTCCTATGAATCCGGCGGCTCAAACTACAGCTCTTGAGGGTCATGAGTTCCGTGCCGGACGTGGACATCCACCCAAAGACCGCCTCAATTGGAAATGCATTAAATGCGGTGGACAACTGCGTGACCCAGTCCATACCAATATTGATGCTGTTCTAGATAGGTTCAAGGGCCATTAGTATTTGAGCAGGATGGTTAGTTTCTCCAGAATCGCTGCTGGTCACATTACTGATATTTGGCTCACTGATCAAGAAGGATATTCTCTCGACCCTAGTAAGGCCTATGATCCTGATGAGCCAATTTATGTCTCGTTTTCTATAGTAGGTGACACCGATTATCGGTATTTCTATAATACCACCAATAATAAATTATATAGACGTACTAGTAGTTATTTTAGTGTTTCCAGTACGCCTCATGTTTATGGATGGGACTGGTGTAGGATCGAATTAAAATCACGTCACCTTAAGAGACTCTATAGGATTCTATGTAAAAAAGGTCTAGGACTTTTCGATAAATCCTACGGTAAATCATTTTCAGGAGACTTCTACCGTTTTGCAATGCCGCTGATCCGGAAGGCATATCCTAGACTAATAGCCAGTCAACTAATTTCTGTACAACCAAT